TTACCTAATATTACAGGTAAATTTGGAATTATTTGGTCAGCAGCTTTAAGTATTTTAGTTCAAGAAGGTGCTTTATATGCGGATACATTTAGGCCAGGGCAATTACCAGGCGGTACCATTAACTATGGCATTCCTTATCTAGGATTTGATGCTAATAAGAGCTCATCCGTGTACGGTAATGCCTCAACCGTACAACCATCATCTCTAATATTTAATTACATAATTAAGTACTAGTGAACTTGGTTGTACTGTAGTGCTATTTCCGTAAATTGATGTTGATTTGGAGGCTGAAAAACCTATGTCATTATTTGCGTTAGCAACTACGCTCGCACTGATACGACTATTTGTTGATGAGGTAAAATAAAATGAGCCTGTACAACCATTACTTCCTGTTACTAAATACAAATTGCCTGTAATATTAGGTCCTAATATTACAGGTATATTCACAACTCATAACCATTACCCATATTTGACTGGACCCTTTTCTTCTGCCGGAATTAATGGTGTTGGCTTAGCGTATGCAGAAACAATTCCCGTCTTAAAGATAAAGATGGATGCAAGCAAATGCTCTGCAATTTACAGTAAGGGTGAAACTGTACAACCATCTTCATTAATATTTAATTATGTAATTAAATATTAAAGAGTTAGGCTGTACTGTTGTACTGTCGCCATATATTGATGATGAACGTGAGGCGTTAATTTGACCATCACCCCAAACAGTAACAGAAGAACCACTTATTAGCTTCCACACATCTCTTACATAAATTGAATCAACACACCCCGAAGAAGATGGTCTGATAGTGTTCACAGTAATAATAAAACTACTACCTGTTATATTAGGACCTAATATTACAGGCAATTTGTATTTAGTAACAGGAAGTAATGGTTGTACAGGCTCATTTTATTTTACCTCATCAACAAATAGTCGTATCAGTGCGAGCGTAGTTGCTAACGCAAATAATGACATAGGTTTTTCAGCCTCCAAATCAACATCAATTTACGGAAATAGCACTACAGTACAACCAAGTTCACTAGTACTTAATTATGTAATTAAATATTAGAGATGATGGTTGTACGGTTGAGGCATTACCGTACACGGATGAGCTCTTATTAGCATCAAATCCTAGATAAGGAATGCCATAGTTAATGGTACCGCCTGGTAATTGCCCTGGCCTAAATGTATCCGCATATAAAGCACCTTCTTGAACTAAAATACTTAAAGCTGCTGACCAAATAATTCCAAATTTACCTGTAATATTAGGTAATAAAACAAAGCTACCAAAGCTCATTTTTAAAGTGATTTTTGATAGCTTTTATTAAAGTGCTAAGCACAAGTTAATGAGTATTGCTAATTGACGCTCCTACAGCACATATAACTTGTTGTGCCGAAAGATCGTGAGCACATACAGCACAATATGCATTGAAAATGTAATTCCACCATTTTTGCATTATTGACTTACGCTGTTCCAGGTAGTCACCTCTAAGGTAAGCTCTTTCAGTTGCAGATCCTGAAAGGTGAGCTAAACAATCTTCAGCAACCTCATGAGGAACATTGTTATCACGTAGCCAAGTGCGACCTGTAGCACGTAGACCATGGTGACACAGTTTGCCGTTAAGAGGTGTGCCATTAAGCCATTTAGAGAGATGTTGCTTGTTGATAGGATAATTACTACGACCGAAGCACCAAACATACGCTGAACGTCGTTTTCTAAGCGTTTTAGCGAAGTTTAATAGCTTAATCATTTCAGGGCAGATTGGTACTCTATGAACTCTGCGTTTTTTCATAATATCTGATGGAAGAATAAGGACATCATCTTTAATCCAAGACCATTTTACAGATGAGCACTCTACAGGACGTAACATTGAGTAAACTGCAAATAAGACATAGCAATGAAACCACATTGGCATTCCAATAAGCAAAACAAACAATTCATTTAATCGATTAGCAGGTATAAAAGCGCGGTTAACAGGTTGATGCTGACTAAAAGCTCTACTTAGCTTTCTGCAAGGATTATGCTCTAGCAATCCGGCACATACAGATAGCTCTAAGATCTCATTTAATCTCATCAAGGCTCTTTTAAGAGTTGGCAACTTACCTTCATCTTGAAGATTAAGCAGCAGATTAAATACTACAGGTGCAGTTATCTCTTCAAGCTGTAGCTTACCAAGCTTAGACATCAGATGTAGCTCAATACGCTGACACTCTTCTGTGTATGATGAGATATGTCCTTTTTTATTAGATTGCCACAGTTTGTAAGCATCACGCAGTGTTAACCCTGCAGATGGTTTTAATTTTAGTTCTTCACGTTTTAGGTGTGCTGCTTGCTTTGCTTGTAACACTTTAAGCTCAGGCCATGTACCTAAAGTAATATCTCGTACTCGACCACAGTACGAGTAACGCAATACCCACGACTTGTGCCCAGAGCTTTGAACTCTTAAATACAAACTTTCACCGAGCGCGACTGTATAGCGCTTATCTTTACCTTTTAATTTTTCAATTTTTTTATCTGTGATCATATAGGAGATCCTTAATATGTCAAATACAACGAATGCATATCAGTTCGACAGCAACGGCTATTTTATCGGTGAGACCATGGTTATGACTGATCCTCTAGCAGGTGGCTGGTTAGTGCCTGAAGATTGCACTTTAACCAAACCTACAGCTAAAAAAGGCTATTGGAGCGTATATAACAAAGACACAAAAGAATGGGGCTACGAGTTAATCCCTACTACAGCAGCTGAGCTTGAGAATTTAACTGTGCTCCATGAAGATCAATCAAAACACAAGTATGAGCTGAAGAACCTGGTAGATACTTTAGTAACTGACGATAGTGGATACGAAACTAAGCGAGACGACGATAACAACATTACTGTAGTTAAGACAGCGCCAGTACCTGAGCCTACATTAGATGAGCTAAAAGAAAAGAAACTTGATGAGCTGACAGCAGCAGGACATCAGTTTGACAATCAGCTTGTAAATGAAGATATGATCATTACTTCATCATTAGGCTTTAAAGCTAATGCTGATTTACGCTCACAGAATAACATCAATGGCTTGATTGCAGCGGGTCAGGAACCTGTAGCTTATGTGGATTCACAAAATGTAGCTCACAGTTTAACTTTGTCTCAACTAAATATTTTATTGCAAGAAATCATTTTATGCGGTCAGTACTTATATCAGCAGAAGTGGTCCTACCGCGCACAAATCAATGCATGTACTACTAAAGAAGAGTTAGCAGCAATCACCTTTGAATTTAAGATGAAGGACTTTGCTAATGAGTAGATACTTTCATAATCTTGCTGTATCTATTGACCAGCTAGCGAACACACTGTTAGCTGGCTATCCAGACGAAACACTGTCAGCTCGTTCATGGAGATGCCGAGATAAAAAGAGATGGTTTATACTGATGAAAGTAATTAACTTCTTAGCTCACAATCAACATCACTGTGAACAGGCTTTTGCTAAAGAGATTGATTTACCTGAATACGTCTATGGAAAGTCGTGGGATAAAAAGTACTGAGAGGTGCATTATGTACACAAGATTACACGCTGTTAATGGCATTGTTGGCAAGGGCGTTAAGTTCGAGAGAATTAGACGTGTCACTGGTTATCTTGTAGGAACCTTAGACCGTTTTAACAACGCAAAACGAGCTGAGGTTCGTGACAGAGTTAAGCATATGCATGCATAGCATTTATCATTTTACTGATGTCAGTAAAATGGTTTACTACAAAAAATAAGCCCCTCTTTGCAAGGGGCTATTTACTGTTATAGTATTAAAATCTGTTTCCGTTCCAGCCTTCACTAAGAATACTCATCAAATCCTCCAACTGCCATCTAAATATCTCATACCAATCCTTTTATTATAACAGCAAATCCGCGCCACCTCTTAAGCACAACTCTACATAATTGCACCAGCGCTGCATCACTTCTCTGCGTTCTTCAAGTCTGTCAGATCGCACATAAGCCTGTACGGTCGAAGAGCCTACCGAGTGAGCAAGACACAGCTCAGCGACCTCGAATGGTACTGCATTATCGAACATCCACGATCTGCCTATGGCTCTAATGCCGTGAGGTACCAGCACATCGGCAAAGCCGTTGCGCCTTAAGAACTGCGAGGCTGAATTTGTGCTGACAGGACGATCACCGTTGCGCTGAGGAGAGGGGAATACGTAACCGGAAGTGCGAGGAAGGTCATCAAGTAGCGCTATGAGCTGTCGTGACATCGGTACAACATGCTCGCGTTTCATCTTCATAACTTCTGCAGGAACTGTGATTGTCTTATCTTTGAAGTCTATCCAATCCCAGCGCATGGCTGTGTACTCACCAGGACGCAAAAGCGTATAAAAGCCACAGAGCAGAACAGACCAGGTGGTGTGCGACTTTATGCCTTCGGCTTTCAGCTTACAGAGTACCTCAGGGAGCTCTGAATAGCCGACACTCGGACGGTTCTTTCTTTTGTTTGATGGCGAAGGGAAAACAGCGGCAAGGTTCTGCCAACGAAGCTGATCAATAAGCCCAGAGTTATATGCGAATGTCTCAAGACTGCGAAGCTCACCACAGATACGCTTAAGGGTTTCGAGTTTCGCTCTCTGACCAAGGTCAGACTTCAGCTCCTCAATAAGAGCTGTAGGTGTTATTTCTTTAAATGCTACTGAGCTAAATCTTGGCAGCAGATATTTATTAAAGCGCCTGTCTATATCTACCCAGTTCTTAATCTGTGTCTTCTTTAGCGCAAGCCATTCCCGATATACGGAAAGAAAATCTATCGCCTTTGTAACTTTTAACGCTCTCAGCTCTACAGAAAGCCTCTGCGCCTCAAGACGGGCATCTTTAAGAGTCATATCTGGAAATATACCCAAAACTTTCGATACGTGCTGGCCCTTTATCGAGCGGTTTAGCACCCAGCGTTTGGCCCCGCCAGGCTCAACTCTTAAAAACAGTCCTGAGCCATCGTTTAGCAGATAATTTTTATTTTTAGGCTGCGCAGCTCTAACTTCAATAATAGTAAGCATAATCAGTCCCAGAAAAGTTTGTATGCAATTTTTGATCACTGACAAATTAGGTGTCAGTTTTTGAGTTGCATACAAATTGCATACAAGGCTTTATAGCAAGATAATTTATTTTAGTTTATTACAGTTTAGTACACGTTTATTGTGATTGCAACGCGACTTGTGATGATGTTATGAGGGGTTGAATAACCGTGAAAATGGGGCGACTGCGGAAAGAAGGAGATTTTAAAACAGAATTAACGCCTTGAATTGTATAGAATTGATTGCGATTGTATGCAATTTTGTATGCAAGTTGTCTAAAAATGACAACTCCGAAAGGGGGATTTGAACTCCGCCAAACACAACCCGAACTTGATGATTATATGATGTTCCCCTAGTACCCTCCTGCGAGGGAAGGGACCTTTGAATTATTCAGAGGCTTGTTTTATAATCAACTTAGTGGTGAAGTCATTTACATCGCTGTGTCTTGGTATCCATAAAAACTTGCCAGATTTTGATACCCAGCGATGTAAATGACTGCCGCTATGACTCTTAACCCAATAAAGAAAAATATAAATATGTTCGAGCTTGAATTAAGGCTAGATTCATTATATGAAGCCTTAAATAATAATTCTGCGATACATTTGTCATTCGTAAATCCTTTTGACACCGCAATGCTTGCCGCATTTATAAAGAAAAACCGGCTTCCAAAAGAGCTAATTTCCTCTGATGATAATGTAGCATCCTATTTAGATACGATAGACTTTTACAGACTCGTTTGGAATGAGCCTAGATCAAATAAACAGTGGGCCGTTGGTAGAACATATTGCCCACTGATTGAATTATCTTCACCAGCACAGACCGATATTGCGACTACAACCATCAGTAATATTCTTGAAAGACGATGTGGCGAGGATGCTTATTCTGTTACGGATGTTATTGGCGAGCTTATCGATAATGTCTGGTCGCACGGTAAAGCTTTAGGATACGTCGTTGCTCAAGTTACGGGAAACGAAATAAGATTCGCCGTTGCTGATATAGGAAACGGGTTCAAAAAGGTTCTTAATGACGCGGGCATAAAAGAGATCTACAGTGATTTAGATGCTATCAACTGGAGCATCCAGAAAGGGCATACCTCAAAAGGATGTGAAGACGAATGGGCTCAGTTTCTCCCATCTGACAGCTGTTATAATCCTTTCTCCAGAGGAGTACCTTTAAAAGATGATGAAAACCACCACGAAGGACTGGGGCTCTATAAGCTTGTAGATTTAGTTCAAAAAACAAAAGGAAATCTGTCGATTTTATCTGGGAACGGCTTAAAATCAATAAATGCGGAAGGTGTCTCCGATACCAAATTAAAAAATCGTTGGCAGGGTGTCGTTATATACTGTAAACTAAGTATTCAAAACATTAAAGATCAGCTCCATGAATCGTCAGGTTCTGATATCGATGCAATTCTAAAGGAAATATTGGGGTAAAACATTATGGCTCGTGTTATAAAAACCGTTGTGTTGCCTGATGGTGCTTTGGCCTCCAGAAGAAACGCTATCCCATACAGGCAGGAAATATTACAGGTTCTAAGTGAGAATTCAGACGGACTGGTTAATATTGATCTTAAGGGCGTTAAAACAATTTCGGGTTCTTTTGCCGATGAGTGTATTGGTGTATTAGTAATGCAACTCGGGTTTGAGAACCTAATAAAACGAATAAAACTCATCAATGGTTCTCAAAATGTAGTAAGAAGTATTGCTGATGCTATAAACATAAGAAAACTTGAGCTGGCTACTCAGGGCTAGCCCGCGAATACACAAGAATAGTTTTAGAGGGCGTTCATACAGAACGCCTTTTTCGTTTAAGGACTTTTAAGAATACTCATAAAGACATTTTCTGTTCTGGAAGGTAAAGATGCTGAAAATTTTTTGAAAAGAGCCGAAAAGGCTCTAAAACTATAAAGCCCCAGAACGACATCCGGGGCGAGCATAACAAACAGTAAAATACTTAAATAAGTTATTCACTCTCCTTTTCAAGAAGCAGCAGGTAGCCGGCGCCAAAGGTCCATAGACCAAAAGTGCAACACAAACAGAAAATTGATAGAATAAGCATGAAAAGGTTTGAAGTGCTATGTGGTAGGATTTGACGACAATACCAGCCGTCAACATTTGCTCTTGATAGCGCCTTATCAAGCGCGCCTCTTGGATTGGTAAGTAGCGCACCAATTAACCCACCCATAAGTGCTATTCTTTCAACTTTATTAACTCTCATACAAAACCTCCGGAGAAAATAAAAATCGGCTAAAAGTATAACCCAGGAAGTATGGGTGGGATTTGCCGTAGGTCACGGTTTAGAGAATCTGACTAAAATGCTACGACTAGGATAAGTAACCTTGTGGGTCGAAGGGTAGAACCTTCGGCTCTTTCAGGTTTGCAAGCTCCACGCAATCGTGGCCATGAGCGGTGAAGAACTGCTGCAAGCGGGTTATGGAAGCCAGCAGGCTATTAATTCTCTCCGAATCTGTGGCCGTGTCGGATATACCAATCAGCAACTCGCGTGTGTCCATCAGGTCGTACAGGAGTTTCTCGTCGGTTGACATCGCAGCAAGCTCGTTAAGGGTGTCACGCAGCAGGGGGGTAAGGGTAGGAAGTCCGGTCTTTTTGTCTCTGACCTGGACCTTTTTAAGTGTGATCCCCGACAGTTTAGAATCGATGATTATATCAGCCTGCCAGGCTGCCAGCTGTTTATAGGAAGGCACTTTGCAGGATTCGTGAATTCTTCTCCAGACCAGCGCGGTCGCACAGCCTAACTCCTGAGCGCGCTTATATACAATCTTAGTCACCTCATACAGCTGTGCAGGTGTGGCTGTGTCCTTGTCATACTGGAAATGCAGCTGCTCGATTTCGTATTTCAGATTAGTTATTTTCTGTCCGTACTCACATTCCAGGACTTTTATTTTCTGCTCATGCTCACGCTCCTGTTCGAGAAAGCGGGCTCCGACTTCCTTGTCCTTTTTAGCGCGCCATTTCTGCTCGAACGCACGAGCTGCCTCTGTCTTTCTGAGTTCATCCTTTAAGCAGGTAATCGTAAGGTTGAGAGAAGACTCTTGCGCTCTTTTCTCGTAGGCAAGCTCTTTGACCCTGTCGCTCAGTTCTTTAAGCGCCTTGTCTTTTTGTGACAGGGTGTACCCTCCAGTCTTACGGATTGCAGGCAGAACCTCCTTACAAATCCACTGCCTGAACTCACGGGCAACCTTAGCACGTGATCTCATCATTACGAAGTAGAGCTGTGGCTCGGTGATGAAGGTTACATTCTGTATACCTCCGTTTGTTTTTAAAGGGGTTACGTTTAAGGTAACCCCCTCAAATTCTTCTTTAAGCTGATTGATTACATGATTGATATTAGAGAGCTGAAGAGTTGAGCATACATCTTTTAGGCAAAAAAGCACTTCACCTTTATCATTCTGTTCAACACGGATGTCTGAGTTATGGAAGTTGTAAGAAGTTAGATTTGAGTTAGACATGATAATGTCTCCTAGTTATGATGTTTTCAATTTGCCTTTTGGGGCGGTGAGTGCTGAAAACCCCGTAACTAGCCGGGTGGTATTTATTCGATGTATTCATACCACACTCACCATACAGCAGATATACTAAGCCTAATGACTAAGTATATTGATAGGGTGAGATGACGCTTGTCGCAACATCTGCGCTAGTTATATGTCGTGGTTTTCAAGCACGGTAGGGCGGTCCCTACATCGGCGATAATAGCGCAGAAAAATGGGAGCGTCAAGGAGTTATTTTTGGTCTTTTATCTTTTAAGTAAATATCTAAAAGGCCATGTTTTAGTTTTTCAGGCAGTAGAACTTCTATATTGTTGACTTTATATTCGCCGTACTGTTTAATTACATCGTGATCCAATCCTGTGTCGCAGTAGACATTTTTAAGTTCATCACCTTTTATGGCTACACGCACAAAAGCATAGTTTAGGACTTTAGCTAATTTCTTGAGCTTCATTCTCTTTATCCATTTTGTCGCAAAGCATATTAAATTTATTTTCAATATTTTTTAAGTCGGTAAAATCTTTATCTGGAAGATCAAGCCACTCTAAACAGTTATTTTTAATGTCCTCAATAAGATATGATACAGCCCAATCTATTGTTTCAATTTCATCTTTTGATAATTCAATCTTCATCTTTAACCTCCACCCCAAAAGGCACCCATTTACCAGCGATTTAATCATTCTACCTTAAGTCATCGCAGTTGAACATCCAATCGATTGCGAGAGGGTTTATCGCTAAAATAAAGTTGCCGTAGTTACTAGCGATCCTTAGATAGTCCAAAACTTTCCGTTCCGCTCTGATGTTATACCAGGTCTGCTTTGTTTTATCGTAGCATTGCGCACTGTTATTGAAGTATCTAAACAGATACTTATCAGAGCATTTTTGTAGAGCTATTTTCAAGAGTTCATCAAAAGATAATTCAGATGAAAACATAGGAGCTATAAACGCACAGTCGAAAGAAAATGTCGACAATACATGGTATAACTCCTCCTCTACGTCATTCTTTGTAATCTTGATGGCGTTTTTATCAAGGTCAGTTGCTGCTAAGTAACGTAAAGGTTCTCCAGCATCTTCAACGGAATCACGTTTAATATAAAAACAGTCTTTCCATCTGTTCACTTTTTCAATAAGAAGATAGGTAACTTTTTTCATTTTTGTCTCTCCTCTTCAACCTTTAATTTCTGCACGAAGCCGTCAATGATATCTGAATAAGATATTTTTTTACCATCTTTTAAGATAAGCTCTAAGTCCACGTCTAAGTCTTCTAAGATATATTCCAGCACAAGAATTTCTAAGTTAGTTAGCTGAATATTGTGTGTATCACTTAACTTGCTCATTCTTTACTCCTCCGAGACCTCAACGTCTTTTATATGAACTTTGATTTGAGGACCAAGGGCAGCTTTAATCTCCTTCTCATGCTCTGAAATATTGTTTAAACAATAATTTCGCAAATCTTTCAATGACATTTTTTGAAAATCCTCGTCTAAATCTTCCCTGTTGTGTTCCTCTGTAATTTCTACAATAGTTTTAGTCTTAATCATTTTCTTTCTCCTCCATGCCGAATGGTACCCATTCACCTTTGTTGTTCATAATTTCATAATTATCAAACCAGTATTCAAGTTCCCTGCTGTTAATAATAGTTAAATGACAACTGTCAATTACTGCAACTTCAACACTGGTAATTAGTTCTGTAGTTGTGAAGTTCCGTGTATCTCTCTTTCTGTATGTGATAGAGAAATTTAACAGCAGTTTGTCGCTAAAGTCTTTCCTTGTGAGAGAAGTGCTAGGCAGAAGAAACTTATAAAGTTCATATGCGTCTTTAATAGGTCGATATTTATTTTTTGTCTTATCTTCCTTGACCGCACTTAAAGGTAAGAAAAAAGAAAAACTCCCATAAAAAGCGGTTGAAGAAAAGCAATTAGCTTGATTATTACAAATACTCTCTATTTTTGATAATTTTGTATCTTCCATGTCATCTAAATCACTAACACGATTGCAAAAATACCCCTCGGCACCTATTTTCACATCATGCCTAGTAGCCCACGACTTAACATCTTTTATATCGAATTCCATTTTATTTCATACCTCTCAAAATTCTATAAAACACTAGCTATCTTTACGAACAAATCAAAACCACACAGCAATACCCAACGCAAAGAACAGGCCTGCGATGAATACCGCTAAAGTTGAATTAAACGGTTTCCTCCACCGCTGTTTTTCTTTATCTCTCTTCTGCAAGTTTTTGAGTTTCTCCAGATAGAAAAGAATGTCAGCTAGCTCTTCAGCCGTTAAATTCTTTCCATCTTGAGGATTTAGCAGAATAGCTTTGCGATCCTCCACGATACGCCTTCTTGAGAAAACTCTGTAATAGATCTTGTCCAGGCTATTTGTTGGCTTTGCTTTCATCTTTTACCTCACCGTTGATAAATCTATCCAGTTCAACCAGAGCAGTGCAGTGACTTCTTAAGAAGTGGTACACAGCGAAGGCTTTGTCTCTGTAGTCGATCATCTTCGTTAATAAAAAACACATAATCACAAGATTGAATACAGAGAAGGTCAGAGCGATCTTGGTCATAAACTCGTACATAATCACCTCAAATTTTAAAACAAACCACTGTCGTCATCGGAGTCCAAAAATGCTATGAAGACTGCAGCGAAACAACATGCGACTAATATACCCAATAACACTTTAAACCCTCCCCAATTCCAATTTCAGCTTTTTAGCCTGAGCCTTTATCTCTACGAGCTGGTTAAAGTAAAACTCCATGAGGTCTGTGTCCTCTTTTCTTTTCAAAGTTTTAATCCTCGTGGCTAAAATGATCATCGCAGCTAAAATGCGCATTTCATGGTTGAAGTGTTCATCAAAGAGTGCTGGGTTTCTTATAATCCTGCGAGCTCTACGAATATCCAGAAACTCCTCCAGAACAACATCAAATTTAGAATGGAAAACCTTACGAGAAAAATCGTACTTTTTATACCCGCGCCTAAAGTCCAGGACTTCACGCATATAAGTTTTCACACCACCTGCGGCTTTATGTACCAAGGCCAGAGCATACCTATGATTTTGCGTAAAGCGCCTATACTTACGTTTCATTCATTGCTCCTAATCGTAGCTTTCAATAGCTTTGCGAATGTGAGAGGCTGCGATCGCGGTAGAGTCCACGTCACCCTCGGTCAAAATGTCCAGGGCCTCCTCAGCCTCGGATGAGTAACAGTCGCCGAGCAGTTCTGCAGAACCCAGAACGTCGCCATTTTCTAGGCGATCCAGAGCCTTAATGAGTAGTTGCTTCTCTTCCATAACTAAAAAACCTCCTCTCCGGTAAATCGGTACGTCAGGACTGCTAGGATTTCTGATCTTTGCATTTAAAAACCTATACGTATTTAACCCCAATAAAATCCAATACTTCGCCCAGCCCAAGCTCTTCAATGCAATACTGGTAAAGGCGCGGATGAGTTAATTTCATTTTTTGAAAACGATTAGGCTCTCTCTAGATGTACGCCATACATGCAGAACATACAGCCTGTACGAGGACAACCCGTGCAATACAAACGCCCATCGTTCAATAAAGACGGCTCTCTTTTGACCTCCCCGTAAACAGGCGCAATGGGAAGCCGATATTTATTGATATAGGCCAGCACATCCTGCTCGGTCCAGAAGCTCAAAGGCCTAGAAGTAGGGCGCTTAGAACCAAAAGAGTTACAACCGTGCTTCAGCCAGGAATTAAGCCTCAAAGCACTCTCATCGGTCATAGTTGCGATAATTGGCTTCTTTCCTGTTTCCTTTTCGTACTTTTTGAAGGGTGCTTTTTTCATCACATCACAGCATTTATTAGAGATTTTAAAAGGAGCGTCAACTAAGAACTGCCACTTATCAGAGAGCTTATAGCGACCATTTCTGCCGTTGATTCTCAGATTTCTCAGAGTTTCAGACTTGGTGTTTCTAATTTCCGCCAAATACTGACTCTGCTCCTTACTGATTACTGGATAGCCGTAGTTTTTTAGAACGTCCTTAAATAGCATTTTTGGAGTAATAACTGTCACATTATCCTGGGACATCGCGAACCTTTTTACCTCAGGGTATTCAAGCCCAGTATTACAATAAACGCTAGGAATATCTGGGTAGTAAGTATCAATGATATGCTTAAGCACGGTTGAATCCTTACCGCCACTAAAGGATAAATAAACATTACCTTCGTACTTGATATGCCACTCCTTGATACGAGCAAGGGTTAAGCGAATTTTCGATTCTAGCGAAAGCAGCTGGAACTGCTTTAGTTGCTGAACCTTCAATAAGTTAGTCATGTTTGTTACCTCTCCAAATCTTCAATCTCAGTATGAACTCAGAATGTGGCAACATCAGCGCTTAATTCAACCTTCATTCTGTCATCTCCAATGCTTTGGGGTTAGGAACTAAACAAGCAATCGAGTTCATGCTGTTCAGTATTCTCTGTAGTCTCAATTTATTTAATTTAGACAAAGTCTTAATCTTCATTACTTCTTCTAATAATTCTTGACAATAAAAAAGTGATTCAAACAAGTCGTGTCTCTTTTTGAATGACAAGATAAGATCAGTCATTTGAGTTCTCGCTACAAAATACAGAGAAGCTATCTCGCCATTTTTTAATTCAATGAAACCAAAGTCTTGTTCTAGCTCCAAAACTATCTGCTTAGGGGTTGAGGCTAAATCTTCTAAAAATCTAGCGCACATTCTTTGAAGCAACTTAATTTTTGAACCATACTCAGGATCATCATTACCAGGAAACTGTAAAAATCCGTTTGTAAAAATGGCGCAACTCTTATATTCATCTGGTATGTCATAGCCGGTTAACTCTCTCCAAGAAGCCTTGGTAAAACTAATATTTTGCTGAGCTTTGCTTGAAATAAATACTTGAGTTAAAGAGCTATCTAACTTTAGGCTACCTGGTAAGCTAAAGTACTTTCGATAGATTTCGCTTTGACAACAAATGCGTCCGTTTAAAAATGCAGCATCTTTTAGAGCAAAACATATCACGTTGTATAGTCGGACAGAGTTAATTACAGTTGCCATTTTTCTAAACTCCAGTACTACCGAAACCGCACAATCCGCGTTCGCTCTTAACTCCTGTAACATCGCCTTCCACAAGATGCACATCCGGAAGTGGAACAATGACCAGCTGAGCGATGCGGTTACCCTTAAAGATCCTTAAGTCGTATTTAGATACAAGAACCACTGATATAGAGCCAGTGTAACCAGCATCAATCACACCTGTAGGGGTTGCCACGCCCGCGCAGTTGTAAGATGAGCGCGGAAGTACCAAGCCCACGTATCCCTCAGGAATAAGTACGTGCACGCCGGTGTCAACCTTAAATGTCTTGTCAGAACCCAGAGCCACGTCTTCTCTTGCGAAGAGATCAAAGCCTGCGTCTGACTCATGTGCCTTCACAGGCTTGTAGGCTCCTGTGTCAAGCTGATAGATGATCTTCTGTTTAAGCATTTGCGACGTCTCCACTCTCTATATGTTCGATTAAATGGTTGATATACCATTGGGCCTTCAGCAGGTCCTCCTTGCCGTTTTTCCTTTTCCAGCGATACAGGTACTTAATCGCATTCGCGGTACACACAGCTTCGATGCCGTTAAGACCTTCGGTAGCTGCTTCCAGACAGTCAATACATTCAACTTTGCCCTGATAATGCTCAGGATGGTTAATTACATCACTCATTTTTAATAAATTCCTAAAATTCCCTGAATAGTGTCAAATGACACGTATATGATCCCCAGAATGAGGAGGATCAGAACTCCCGTACTTAACAGCTGCCTCATCTACAGTCTCACTCTTATCTTCTTTCTCTTTTAATCAGAATTGCGTTTTTGCCAAAGCCGTGTCTTGAATTTGAGCTCTTAATCATGGCATGGCGAAGCTTCACACCCTCAACTTCTTGTCTAATACTCCACTCCTGCGCTGCAAGCTCTTCAGCCTGCTCTCTGTCAAGTCCATACCCGCCCTGCAGGTACTCATCTGTCGTAAGACGTTTGAACTCTGTCTCGATTGTTCTTCTTGCGATCATGATCGTGCCTCCTCAAAGGTCTTTCTTGCCTTAAGCTCTACGAAGCGGTCAAGCGCTTCTGGTGACCATAAAAGCTTCTTCTGACCCTTGTACAGTTTCACCGGAGCTGGAAACTCAGGATCTTTTTTAAGCGTGAACAGGGTGTTGCGACCTACGCCCAGGTATTTGGCCGCGCTAGCGCTGTCCAGTAGTTTTATTCCTTCAACCATTGCTGTCTCCTCAAAAAAGCGCCGGAGCATAAAGGAGTAAAACTCCGGCGCAATGTTTGCCTAACTCTCAAGCTACAACTTCCGTAAGTAAAAAGAATGCACACAGCACAAGCAGCGCGATTAAAGTCATCTGCAGGTGTCCGTAGAGTGCGAAGTCTTCTTTTAACTCTGTCATTAGCTGTTTTAAGCGCATCAGACAACCTCCACCGATGGGCAGAACGCGCCGTGCTCTACGTTCAGCTCATAGAGCTTTCTTGCCTTGTGCAGACGCTGTACGCGCTCGATGCGGGAGCAGCGAAGACTTTCTGATGGAACAATCAGCGCAAGTCCTCCGGTGCCCTTGTCTAAGATCCTGTAGACGGCATCGCGTGGAGGCTTTGCCCTGCACAGTTCCAGACAGGCACTCCCCCAGCTGACTCCGTCAAGAAGCGTGTCCACGCCTCTGCTGTCAGCTCTGATAAGTGATACAGCACTGTTCATTTTTCCACCTCTGTTATATTCGGTTTTATTCAGTTTAAAAGAGTTTAAAATCGTTTATGAAGTAATCAATTTGTGTTTAAAGCATAAACTAATGTTTAATTTTTGTAAAGTCGATATACTGAACTTTATAAAAATTAGTTTATAAAAATTTTGTGATGTGAGTTTGGTCACACAAATTTAAAAAGGGTAGTACAGGGTAGTTTAAGAGAATGAAAAAGCCCCGCTGTTAGTAGCAGCAGGGCTTAAAGGAGGGGAAAATTGTAGTTAAAGCGCTCCGGAGCGCTCTATGACACGGCCTATGATGTAGACACGGTTCGCTGCCTCTGCTTCCAGAACGACATCGTGATATGCGGGGTTCTCTGACTTGATGATAAGCTTGCCAAACTCTTTTATAAGACGCTTAACCATGAGCTCATGATCATAGGCAATCGCATAAATGGCTCCATTCTCGATCTTCTCTATCTTGGAGCAGTCAATAAGGATACAGTCACCGTCTAAGATAAGGGGCTCCATTGAGTCCCCAGACACTCTTACACGCTTGCAATGCGATGCTTTAGTGCCAAGTTTCTCAAAGAAATCTCTTCTGTATAAGGCAGGAACTGTGCCTGACACCTCCTCATATGAAGGTTCAGGCGTCTCTCCACAGCCAAACACCACATTGTACTCAGGCACCTCAACCATGGATGAATCGTCCACAGGAGATAGAAGGTTCGATTTCCTGGAGCCCTCACCGGTGATAAGCCACAAAAGATTAACTTTCAGCACCTCCGCAAGCTTTACGACGTAGTTGGATGAAGGCAGACGCTTCTGATCAGTGTTAAGCCATTTGTTCAGAAGCTGTGATGTTTCTCCGATTTCACGCGCTATCTGAGCCTTTGTTTTACCTGATTCAGCGATGGCTAGAGACAGCCTTAATCTGAATGCGTTTGAATCTTCGCTTGAATTCATTTTTAAGATCTCCATCAATTTATAAATAAAAGTTTAATTGATCGCTTGAAAATATCAATTTTTGTAAGTAAACTTATTTCTAACAAAACAATAAACAAAAATTTAATTGTTTGGAGGAACCGTGAAAACTCTGACTGACAGAGAACTGTATGCGACCCAGACCGCTGAATTCATCAGCCTTCTGGGCACAAAGAAAATTTGCAAAGTCTGTCAGCGCTCACCGCAGGCGCTGACAGGCTGGAAAAGAAGAGGCATGCCACTTAGTTGGAGGCTTGTTTTTAAGCAGAGATATCCTGCGGAATTTAAAAAGGTATTCGGAAACGAGGAGCCACACAAATGAGTGACTTAGCTATGACTACAGATCGTGAGGCGCTTAAGTCTGCGATCTTTTACATGGAAAAGGCCCTAACAGCTTTCAAGAAAGGCCTTAACTTGGAGAGTGAGAATGAAAAGATTACTACAGCGCAAAAGACTGTGGAGAAGACTAAAGCAGCGCCAGCAGAAGCTGCGAAGAAGGTAGAAGCCCCTAAAAAGGGTCCTGAAAAGCTTGCACCAAGCATCGATGACATCAGAAAGGTTTTTGCAAAGATCATGCTTGACCAGGTCGTTGACGGCCGAAGCATCATCAAGTCAACGCTCGATAAGTACAATGCCACCAAGGTTTCAGAGTTCAAGCCAGAACAGTACCTGAGTGCACTGACAGATACGATTATTGACTACAAAGAAGATCTTGAAAAGAAAGATCCTCAAAACGCAGATGAGAAGTTAAAGGAGATGGTCGAATGGATAAGTCCGTTTTAGCAGCTCCAGCAGAGCGTGAGCATTCAACTCTGTCAGCCTCAGCATCACATCGCTGGCTTGCCTGTACCGCATCTGTCAAATTCACAGAGGCAATGCCCGACAGCCCAAGCGATTACGCTGAAGAGGGCACAAGAGCTCACGAACTGTGCGCCTGGAAAGTAGCTGAACAGTTTAAGGTTCAGGGCGTTAAGAAACCAGACTTCAAGTATGACAGCGCCACAGAAGAGTGCGCAGACGGTTACGCAGCGTTTATCGCAGAAAAGATGACTGACAGTGCAGCAATCTTTTTAGAGCAGAGAGTTGACTACTCAGACTACACAGCTCCTGGCTCCTTCGGAACCGCCGATTGCGTGATTGTCGCAGGCGACACGCTAAAGATAGTCGACTATAAGCACGGTGTAGGCGTTCCGGTCGAATGCGACCACAACCCTCAGCTTATGCTGTACGCCTTAGGCGCCTACAGTGCGCTAAAAGACCTGTACGACATTAAGAATGTGGAGATGTCAATATACCAGCCACGCATTGGCAACATCTCAACCTGGACTACATCAATGCAGGAGCTTATCGACACAGCAACCTCAGTGTTCAAGCCGAAAGCTGAAGAGGCTATAAGCGATAAAAGCAGCTTCTGTGCAGGTGAGTGGTGCAGGTTCTGCAAGGGTAAACAGCTCTGCAGAGAAAGGGCAAGAGCCAATCTGTCTCAGGCTCGTGAGGATTTCAAGCTACCACCAGAGCTCTCAAACACGGAAGTAGCCGAGATCCTGACCAAGGTCGATCAGATTATAGCATGGTGCACAGACCTTAAAGACTATGCGCTTGAAAATGCGCTCAAGGGTGAGAAGTTCACGGGCTTCAAGCTTGTGTACGGTCGCAGCATTCGCAAGTACTCCGATGAGGAGAAAGTGGCAGACGCTGTGAAAGCGGAAGGCTTAGATCCATACGCACACAAACTTCTGGGCATCACAGACATGACCAAACTTCTCGGAAAGAAAAGATTTGATGAACTCCTGGGCTCTTACATCGTAAAACCTCAGGGCAAACCAACGCTGGTGCCGGACAGCGATAAAAGACCGGAAATGGCTTTAAGCGACTTCTCAGAATTCGCTCAGAGCAAATAAACGACAAAACGTAAAAACGTAATCATGGAGAAACGTAATTATGCAAGCAACTAAAGTAGTAACAGGTCCAGATACTCGCTTATCTTATGCTCACATCTGGGAGCCTCAGTCAATTAATGGCTCTGATCCTAAGTATTCAGTGTCTCTAATTATTCCTAAGACCGACACTAAAACCGTAGCAGCGATTCAGAATGCGATTAAAGCTGCCTATAACGAGGGACTTAACAAACTCAAAGGCACCGGTAAGACCGCTCCAGCACTTGAAGTCATCAAGAAACCACTGCGCGACGGTGATGCTGAGAGACCAGATGACGAGGCCTACGCAGGATGCTACTTCCTGAACGCATCTTCAAAGAACCAGCCTCAGGTGGTTGACACAAAGGTGCAGCCAATCCTTGAACAGACTGAGGTCTACTCAGGCTGCTACGGACGCGTAAGTATCAACTTCTACGCCTTCAACACCAACGGCAACAAGGGCATCGCCTGCGGACTCGGTAACATTCAGAAAATTAGAGACGGTGAACGCTTAGGCGGTGGCCCAACCTCAGCAACTGAAGATTTCGAGGCCTATGGTGCCGCTGACACAGCAGCCGATTTTCTGGCCTAATTAGCAACTTAGTAGTTAAGTTTGGAGGTGGCGACCCCACCTCCTTTTTTAGCACTAAACCGGAGTAACTATGAGATTCATGTCTATCGATATTGAAACGTACAGCGATATCGACATCAACAAGTCAGGTGTCTACAGATACGTCGATACAGACGAATTCAAGATCCTGCTTTTTGCGTATTCAGTTGACGGCGGTCCTGTACAGCTTATCGACCTCACCAGAGGTGACAGCATACCTAAGGAAATTGTAAATGCCCTCAGCGATAAGAGTGTGACCAAGTGGGCCTACAACGCCAACTTTGAGCGCGTGGCGCTGTCAAGATTTTTAGGTATGCCTACAGGTCAGTACTTAGATCCTGAGAGCTGGAAGTGTTCAATGGTCTGGGCTGCAACGCTTGGACTCCCTATGGGCCTTGCAAAAGTGGGCGAGGTTCTGGCGCTTGACAAGCAGAAGATGTCAGAGGGCCGTGGGCTTATATATAAGTTCTGCAAGCCTGACAAAAAGACAGGTCAGAGAGTACTGCCCGAGGAGTTTCCAGAAGACTGGGAAACCTTCAGACGCTACAACATAAGAGATGTTGAAACCGAAATGGGCATTCAGAAAATGATAAGCCCTTTTCCATGCTCTGATGAACTGTGGCAAGAGTACTGGACCGACCAGCGCATTAACGACAGAGGCGTTGAAGTCGATCTGACCCTTGCTAGAAATGCGGTGTCTATGGACGCTGAGATCTCAAAAAAACTCATGGAAAAGATGAGATCGCTGACAGGTATCGACAACCCAAGAAGCACCTCACAGCTTGACATGTGGTTAAGAGAGCACGGCTGTGACATGGTGTCACTTGGCAAGAAAGACGTAGCTCAGGTGATCGAGGAGACAGACGATCCTCTAATTAGAAAGGTACTGTCACTACGTCTGCTCATCGCCAAATCATCCGTTAAAAAGTACACAAAAATGCTTGACGCAACCTGCTCTGATGGCAGGGCTCGTGGCATGTTTCAGTTCTATGGCGCGATGAGAACCGGCAGATTTGCAGGACGTCTACTGCAGCTGCAGAACCTTCCTCAGAACCACATCGAAAACATCGGGCTTGTAAGAGCGCTCGCAAGACGTGGCGATCTTGATGCGCTGTCTGTGATGTTCGACTCGGTGCCTGACATCCTCTCGCAGCTGATACGTACAGCGTTTGTTGCAAGGGAAGGCTCACGCTTTATCGTAGCTGACTTCTCAGCTATTGAGGCTAGAGTCATTGCATGGCTCGCAGGCGAAGAGTGGAGAATGAAGGCATTTGCAGAGGGTAAAGACATTTACTGCGCCTCAGCTTCTGCCATGTTTGGAGTTCCTGTTGTAAAGCATGGAATCAACGGCGAACTGAGACAGAAAGGCAAGGTCGCAGAACTGGCCTGTGGTTATGGTGGGTCCGTTGGCGCTTTAAAGGCATTTGGCGCGGACAAGATGGGGCTTACAGAGACAGAAATGCAGTCAATCGTAGACAACTGGAGAGCATCCTCCCCAAGAATAGTACAGCTATGGTGGAACGTTGACAGAGCGATAAAGCAGACGCTTGAAGACGGCACGACCCACAGAACACATGGCCTTATGTTCAGCCTACAAAAGGGAATACTGTTTATCAGATTACCCTCAGGCAGAAGCCTGGCATACGTAAAACCTCGACTTATTGACGGAAAGATCACCTATGAAGGTGTTAGCAGCAACAAGGGCTGGGCCCGTCTTGAGTCATATGGTCCGAAGTTCGTGGAAAATATCACCCAGGCGATCAGCCGTGACCTCCTTCTTAATGCCATGAAACAGGTAGGACCGGACGCTCGCATCTGCATGCACATTCATGACGAGCTCGTCATCGAGGCTGATAGCTCTGTAAAGCTTGACGACATCTGCAAAAAGATGGCTCAGGTGCCTGAGTGGGCCGAAGGGCTGCTGTTAAGAGCCGACGGCTACGAAACCAAATTTTATCTGAAAGATTAGAAAAGGGGTGTGAAATGAAAATAGCAACAGCCCAGAAAGGCCATACAGCTAAAAACTGGAAGAATGAAGACTTAGACTGGGCCCAAATCGTAGGAAGGGTAACCAGTTACAAACGTGCTGACGTTACCAGAGAAGAGTTCAATAAGCTCAGCAAAGACGACCAGACCAACATCAAAAACATGGGCGGTGCTTTCGTTGGAGGAGAGCTAAAAGACGGATTACGTAAGAAGGGGAACGTGGTAAGTAGATCACTAATCACTCTTGATATTGACCACGCCACGCCGGAAATTTTCAACAATATAGAGTCCTACAGCGATTGCAGCGGAGTAACTACACTGGTCTATACGACTTTCAAGTCAACCCCGGCTGCCCCACGTTTACGTGTAATTATACCACTAAAAGCACCGATAAAAGAGCCTTTCTATGAGCCAATAGCCAGAAAGCTGGCGCTGATGATGGACGTTTTAGAGCTGTGCGACCCTGCAAGTTTCAGAGCGAATCAGCTGATGTTCTGGCCTTGCTATCCAAAGGACGCAGAGCCATACATCAAGGAAAACAAATTCTTACCGCTAGACACAACCGAGATCGTCAACAGCTACGAAAACATCGATGATTTTAGATCTTGGCCAATGCAGGAGAGTGAAAAGGTCAAGCGTCAGGGTGAACTCATGGCGGAAGATCCACTTACGAAACCGTATCCTGTAGGCACCTTCTGTAGGGCTTATGGAATCGAAGAGGCTATACGCAAGTTTTTACCCAAAGTCTATGAGCAGGTAAGCGCCGACCGCTGGCACCTGAAGGTCGCAGACTCCTCAGCAGGTGCCGTCGTCTATGATGATAAGTTCTTTTACAGTCACCACAGCTCCGACCCTGCTTACGGCATTGAATGCAACGCCTTTGACTTAGTCAGGATCCACAAATTTGGAGCTCTCGATGACAAAGCCAGGGCAGGCACGCCATTTAACAAACTGCCTTCCTTTAAAGCTATGATGGACCTTGCAGCTAAAGATAAGCGAGTATCAAAGCTGCAACTGCAGGAAGACGGAATAGATGTCTACATAACCGACCGAGAGGAGATCAAGCGCATTGAGGAAGACCCAACAACCGACTGGCAGCAGGATCTTGACAAGGATAAGTCGGGAAACGTTAAAAGCACTTTAGCAAATATCGGCGCGATAATAAAGAATGACGCCCGTCTTCAAGCCATAAAATATGACCTTTTCGCGGATTGCTTCTGTGTTGACGGTCCGCTGCCATGGGAACACGAAGGCAGGGGCTGGACAGAGGCTGATCTTTCTAACCTTTGCATGTTCCTATCTCAACAATACGGCTTAAATGCTACTGCGAATGTCTTCACAGCGCTAACCGCCACGGTCCGCAACTGTCGCGCATACCACCCAGTACGCGAATATCTGCTCAAACAGAAGTGGGATGGAAACCCAAGAATAGATGACCTGCTCAGCCGCTATCTTGGAGCCGAGAATACGGAGCTAAACAAGGCTATTATACGCAAAACACTTGTAGCCGCAGTAGCCAGAGTTATGCACCCAGGGATCAAGTACGATTCGATGATGGTATTAGTTGGAGGACAGGGAATCGGCAAGTCCAGAATTTTACGACTTCTTGGAGGTGAATGGTTCTCTGATTCTTTAACCTTAACCGACATGAAAGACAAGAACGGCGTAGAGAAGCTAAGTGGTGCCTGGATTTCAGAAGTCGCCGAACTTTCAGGTATGCGCAAAACAGACTCCGAGACAATCAAGGGCTTTATTACACGCCAGGATGACAAGATGCGCCCGGCTTATGGACACACCGTGGTAAGCAAACCACGTCAGGGAATTCTCATAGGCACCACCAACGAGACCGAGGGCTTCCTGAGAGATCTAACTGGAAATCGCAGATATTTACCTGTAATCGTTCGAGGGCGAACCGACTTCCCGCCAGAGAAATGGGATCTTAATGAGCACGAAATAGGCCAGATATGGGCGGAGGCAGTCGTACGTTACAAGGAGAAAGAGCCACTATACCTTTCACAAGCTCTCCAGGAGAAGATCGTCAACTTCCAGAACGAGCTTCTCGAAGATGACTCCAGACTCGGTGAGGTTCAGGTTTATCTTGAAAAGCTGTTGCCAGAAGAATGGGCAGAAATGAACAAAGAAGAGCGTCTGGACTATCTAAAGGGCAGGGAGTACAAGCCGCACAAAGGAGTAAAGCGCAGAACAGAAGTGAGCGTGGCTGAGGTATGGGCCGAATGCTTTGAGAGTGACCGAGTAAAGCTTGAAAGAAAGAACTCACTAGAAATTGTGGCAATGTTACTGAAGTTAGGTTGGGAACGCAAAAGTAGCCCAAAGAAAATACCCATCTATGGTAATCAGAAAATTTTCACCGCGCCAAGAGAAAAAAAGGCCGTAAATGATGAGAATTTTAGCACACCAAGTACAGAAGAGTTGGATGCAATGCTTCAGTAGCATGAAGATGTATTCTCAGAAGATGACAACCAAGCAAAAAGTTCGGTTATCGTTTAACAGATTGATTTATAAGCTAATACTACCGAGGTGATAAAAAATGAGACAAAACTTTTTTAAGGCGTTACAAAATTTAAAAATTTTTGCGACAGCAGAGAAAATTTACAAATGTAGACATGATCAGCGAAAGAGAGGAAAAAATCCTCTTGGTAGTGGGGCTAGTAGTACCTTTGGTAGATCTCTAACTATTTGATTTATATTATATTACTACTGAGACTACTAAAACTACTAATAATTACTAAAATAATAAAATAGATAACTACATACAACATATATAAGTTGCTGCATACAAATTAATAATAGCTATATAGAAAATTTGGTACTTTTTAGTAGTTTAATAGTAAAAGCCTAAAAATCAAAGAGTTAGCCTATTACGAAGAAAATGACCGGAAAAAGAGATAAACAATAGGACAATATTCACATTTTATGTTGGAAAGTAAAATCGAAAAAAAACTTGTTAGCCTGGTGAGAAGATCAGGCGGGGAGTGCCTTAAATTTGTATCTCCGGGAAATGCAGGAGTACCGGATAGGATCGTCATGATGCCCCATGGAAAGATACACTTCGTAGAGCTTAAAGCCCCAGGAGAGAAACCCAGAGCACTGCAGATGGCTGTACATGACAGATTTAAGCGCTTAGGCTTTCCTGTTACAGTAATTGATTCCGTGGAAGGCGTGGAGGCCTTTGTAAGAGCACTTGAGGAGGAACAGCATGGAATTTAAAGCCCACACTTATCAGCAGTATGCTATTGATTACATTCTAAGCCATCAGATCGCAGCGTTATTTCTGGACTGTGGCCTTGGTAAGACAGTCATCACTCTGACAGCACTATGGTCTCTGATGCTTGACAGCTTTGATGTTAAACGTTGCCTCATCGTAGCTCCTCTGAGAGTGGCAAGAGACACCTGGCCTTCTGAAATTGCGAAATGGGGGCATCTCGAAGGGCTGACCTATGAGGTAGCCACGGGAGACGAGAAAACCCGTCTAAAGGCCGTTAAAAATGCCATGAAAGGTAATGTGAGAATAGTGATCGTCAACCGCGAGAATTTACCATGGCTCATTGCTAAAACCCCTTGGATTTACGACATGGTCGTGCTTGATGAGCTTTCAAGCTTTAAGTCGTCAAAGGCCCTGAGGTTTAAAGCCCTGCGCACAGTACGTCCTCAAGTGAGACGTATTGTAGGTCTGACCGGCACACCCGCACCTAACGGCTATATGGATTTGTGGGCTCAGTTCAGAGTGCTCGACAAAGGTGAGAGGCTTGGAAAGTTCATAACGAGATACAGACAGGAATACTTTACGCTTGACCCTTTTAAAAAGTTTGCCGATTACGAGCTAAAGCCTGACTCCGTTAAACGCATCAACTCAAAGATCGCCGATATAACTGTATCTATGAGCGCTGTTGAGCACCTCAAGATGCCAGAGCTTCTAAAGCAGCAGGAGCTGGTTACTATGAGTTCTTCAGAGACAGAGCTGTATAACCGGCTTAAGCGCGAAAAGGTCCTGCAGCTGAATGGAGATCTTGTTACAGCTAAAAACGCTGCCTCGCTTTGCGGTAAGCTCTCACAGCTTGCAAACGGTGCTATATATGACGAAGAAGGAAACGTCTGTGAATTTCACTCACGCAAGCTTGATGCCTTAGAGGATTTAATCGAGGAGGCTAACGGCAAGCCTGTGCTTGTAGCCTACTGGTTTAAGCATGATTTTGAAAGGATTAAAAAACGCATTCCTGATGTGCGTGAGATTAAGACCAGTGAGGACATCAGGGACTGGAATGCCGGACAAATCAGGGTGGCTTTAATTCACCCCGCTTCTGCAGGTCACGGTCTTAACCTTCAGCAGGGCGGAAGCTTCATGGTATGGTTCGGACTTACATGGAGTCTGGAATTGTACGAGCAGACTAATGCCAGACTTTGGAGACAGGGACAGAAAGCTAAGACCGTGGTCATCAAGCACATACTTACGGAAGGAACAATAGACCGACAGATTTATGAGGCTTTACTTAACAAGCATGTAACTCAGAGCGCACTGATGACCGCTGTCAGAGCGCAGATTTAAGAGGAGAGAACACATGAATATAATTCTTGAAAGCGCATTAAGCCATGGCGCTGCGAGTGGAGAGTTCTATCTACTTTTGCAGAATTACGGCATCTGGTCTCGTTACTTTGGATGCAGTGGTTATAAAGCTCACAGTTCTGAAATACTGCCAACAGCAATCATCGATGACGATACCGCCATGCTTGTGGAGAGGGCAGTAGTCAAGCTTAAGAAGTCAAGACCTAACGTGTGGAAGGTTTTCAGTCAGCATTACATCGAAGGTCTTACTCCTGAGATCATCACCGACAGGCTAAGGTCTGAAAACCGGGGAAAGCCTGAGAGCCTTTACAAAAGACGTAAAAACTATTACGAGGCAAGACCTGCGATAGCTACAGCCCTCCGGCACATAAACGCAAGTGGTGTGAGAGGTTTGCTAAAAATCGCTGAGAGTTTTATCTATGAGGATTTAATCGCTTATAATAAACATTAGATTAAGTTTTTAGCTAAATTATAAACTCTTGGGTACAAAATCATGAAATTCGTGGAAATCGATGGGCATTTATACCGTTCAATTCGTGAAGTATGTCACAAATATGATATAAGTTATCAAAAAGTTAAGCGTCTCTGCAGACATTTCAGGAGAGCAGCTGAAAATCCACGGGTGGCGATCGAATGGTGTACAGGTAAAGAGAAGTTTAACCCTGCATATGAGCCTAAGACGCATAAATACGGCGATGACCAGAAATTAGCGACCGAGCGTCAGCGCGTTTTCATCTGTCGCTGTCAGGAGAGCGTTCTGAAAAATTTTTAAAAATAAACCAAAAAGGTCGTTAATGGGTCGTTATTCTGGAATATACTATAAATCAGATAGTGTGAAAAAGTGTTACTCCGAATTTCATCTTTTAATTTCCATCATAAGAAACCCTGCCGCAGCGCAGGGTTTTTCATTTTATAGGTTTCAAAATGATGCGTCATCTTACCCCAGAGTTTATCTATCTGCTAATCGGCGCAGGCTGTTCTTTCGTCATGGCTTATCTGAGGTCAGTGAAAAGAACTTTCGCTGCCAAGATATGCGAAGCACTGACTTGTTCGATGCTGTCTTCAGCGTTAATTCTTATCTCAGAATACTATCTTCACTGGCCTCTGGAGCTTGGTGTTGCGATCGGCACCTTTGTAGGATTCCTTGGCAGTGACTACATTTCAGCCAAAGTTAAGCAGCTAATAAACGTTAAGGTGGAACAGGATGACAATGCACATAAGTAGCCACGGTATAGCTCTTATACAAAACTACGAAGGCTTAAGAACTACAGCATATAAGCCGCTTAAGAAAGAATCCGGTTGGACAATCGGTTACGGTCATCATGGTCCAGACGTAAAGCCTGGCATGACATGTACTGAGCAGTGGGCTTATGAGCAGTTAAAGCGAGACCTAAGACAAGTTGAGCATCAGCTTATCTCAGCGCTAAACGCAGACGAGATTGAAGTCACACAGGGGCAGTTCGACGCGCTGTGTTCTTTACTGTTCAACCTGTCAGGCGGAATACGCAGACTTGTAAAATTCAAACTCTGGGCAAAGCTTAAAGCTGGCGACGTTAGAGGCGCTGCGAATGAGTTCCTTGACATCAACAAGGCTGGTGGCGTAGAAGTCAAGGGCTTAATCCTCCGCAGAATGGCTGAAGCTAGACTTTTCCTGTCATAGCAGTCGGAGGCTTTATGCTAAGCCGAATTTATGCCGTTATCGCCATAACTGTGGCGAGTGCACTGTTCACTTTCACTGTTACACAGCGATACTACGTTGAGAAGATCGAACGCATATACGCTGAGACCGAGTCAAAGGCAAAAGCAGACGACCTTCAGAACCTGCAGAAGCAGAGAGCCACCGAGCAGCTGCAGCTAAATGTCTTGAACTCTATCGAGGGCGAGGCTCTTACAGAACATGACAAGATCACTTTTAAGTTTAATGCTTTTGCCACTGACGCTGACCCTTACAGCCTGTGGCACCAGAACAGTAACGGTGACGGTGCCTCAGCGCTGCCCGATACCTCCACAGCTTCCAGCAAGACTTCAAAAAGCTGTGACTGTGGACGGTTTAGACAGACTTATAACCGACTTAAACGAACCTGTGGAATCCTCGCAAAAGAACGAGACGAAATCGCAGTAGACCGTAACGAGTTAGTCAGACTATACAATCAGGTACGCGCGCACTATGGAAATGAAATTAAAGATAGAGTACAGAAAGACCGCTGAACTCTTACCCTACGCCAGAAATGCCAGAACACACAGCGATGCGCAGGTGTCTCAGCTTGCAGCTTCGATTAAAGAATTTGGCTTCAATAATCCTGTAGCCATTGACGCTGATGGCATGATCTTATGCGGTCATGGTCGTGTCATGGCAGCGCAAAAGTTAGGTCTGACCGAAGTTCCTACCGTTTGTCTTTCGCACCTTTCGGACACACAAGTAAAAGCCTATATCCTAGCTGATAACAAGCTCGCTGAAAACGCAGGCTGGGATAACGACATGCTGAAAGTCGAGCTTGAGGATTTAAAGGATAGCGATTTTGATTTGAACCTCACAGGCTTTTCCGATGATGAGCTAAAGGACATCCTTGTCGAAGATCCTACAGAGGCGCAGGAAGATAACTTTGATGATGCGCCTCCCGAAGTTGCCAAGTCTCAGTTGGGCGATATCTGGACAATGGGTGAGCATCGTCTGATGTGTGGCGACAGTACTTCTGAGAATGACGTTAAGTGCCTGATGCAGGGTGATATAGCCGACCTGGTATTCACTGATCCACCTTATGGCATGAAAAAAGAAGCCGAAGGCGTTCTAAACGATAATTTAAATCAGGATGATTTACTAGAGTTCAATAAGCTCTGGATACCTATTTCTTTTAGCCATCTGAAGGATAACGGTTCTTGGTACTGCTGGGGGGTCGAGGAGCCCTTAATGGATATTTATTCAAACATCTTAAAACCCTTGCAACGTGAGAACAAGATAACTTTCAGAAATCTATTAACGTGGGATAAAGGTCACGGTCAGGGGCAAATGTCAGAAGATTTTCGCAGCTACGCTCCTGCGTGCGAAAGGTGTCTGTTTGTGATGTGCGGAGTTCAGGGCTCTAACACTAACACAGATAACTACTTTGAGGGGTGGGAGCCTATTAGGTCCTATCTGTTAGGTGAACGCAACAAATGCGGTTGGGATGTGCCAACAATGAAGTTAATTGCTGGTCATTCGGATAAATCACGCGACCATTGGACGGGTAAAAGTCAGTGGAATTTACCTACAGAGAATGTTTATCGAAGGTTTCAAGAATGGGCCAAAGAACACAAAATCGATGCGTTTAAACGCGAGTACGATGACATCAAACGCGAGTACAACTCTTCCAGAGCTTACTTCAATAACACTCACGACAACATGAATGATGTTTGGCACTTTGATAGAACTTCCGCTGCTGAACGGGCCTGTACTGGAAAGCACGCAACGCCTAAGCCTTTAGCGCTATGCGCCAGAGCTATTAAAACCTCAAGCCGAGAGAACGAAATTGTTTTAGACCTTTTCGGTGGCAGTGGCTCTACTTTAATAGCCTGCGAACAGAATGGACGTAAGTCACGTCTAATGGAACTTGACCCTAAATACGTTGATGTAATCGTCAATCGCTGGCAGAAGTTAACAGGTAAAGAAGCTGTAAGGCAGGACGGTATAAAGTTTAATGACCTATAAACCGAGGAATTGAACATGAGCCAGGGTAAAAAAGTCGTAATTGATTTAGAGAAGATTGAGAGCTATGCAGCTCTCGGTCTGACCCGTGAACAGGTTGCGCATAATCTTGGATTCACATCACGCACCTGGCAGAACTACAACAAAGACGGCTCTCTTGAAGAGGCCTACCAGAAAGGCAAGTCAAAGGGAATTTCAGTGATCGCAAATTCTCTTTACAAGAAAGCCCGAGAGGGCAACACCACGGCACAGATTTTCTTTTTAAAATGCAACGGCTGGAAGGAAGAATCAGCGGTTGAAGTTAAGAATACAGCGCCAGTACAGCTGATAATCAAGAACGATTTGAAGGATTAGAACTATGTCTGAATTAAGTCTCACACGCTTAATCGGACATGGCTACAAGGAATTTTGGAACAGTAAAAAGCGTTTCCGAGTGGTCAAGGGCAGTAGAGGCAGCAAGAAGTCTGTGACTACCGCCTACTGGCTGATCATTAACATGATGGCCTATCCTGAGGCTAACGTTCTGGTACTCAGACGATATGAGAGAACCCTGCGTGACAGCTGTTTCGCCGTTCTGCAGTGGGTACTTAATCAGCTTTGCGTGGCCTCATACTGGAAGGTGACTGTTTCACCACTTGAAATGACTTACCTCCCAACAGGTCAGAAAATACTATTCAGAGGTCTTGATGATCCTCTGAAAGTAACCTCAATCACGGTAAAGCATGGTGTGCTTTGCTGGGTATGGCTCGAAGAAAGCTATGAAGTCGAGAACGAGGACGTATTCAATAAGATCGAAATGTCTATTCGTGGAAAGATGCCGAAGGGGTATTTCAAGTCTTTCATTCTGACATTCAATCCCTGGTCCGAGTGCTGGCTCAAAAAGCGTTTCTTTGACAACTCCGATGACGACACGCTTGCGATGACCACCACTTACACCTGTAACGAGTGGCTGGACGAAGCGGACCTTAAAGAATTTGAAAAAATGAAGGTGAAGAATCCCAGACGCTACCGTATCGAGGGATTAGGTGAGTGGGGTATCTCTGAAGGCCTTATATATTCCAATGTAGAATGTAGAGACATCAAGCTTGATGATTTCGTAGGCAACCGCGAGAATATCGCCTTCTACGGTCTTGATTTTGGCTTTACCGACCCTACAGCCTTTGTAGGTGGGTTTGTCAATTTCGAGAAAAAAGAAATCTATGTCCTGTTAGAACTGTATGAAGCAGGTCTTACCAATCAGGAAACCGCGGCCAGAATTAAACAGCTTGGACTAAGGCATGAAATAGTCAAATGTGATTCAGCCGAGCCTAAGTCAATCGAGGAACTGAGAAAAGCCGGCATAAACGCTAAGGCAGCAATCAAAGGCCCTGATTCTGTAGGTTTCGGTATTCAGAAGATCCAGAACTTCAAAATCATTTACAGTCCTGAATGTGAGAACTTTGCACATGAGATTAAGAACTACTGCTGGTCCAAGGACAGACTAGGCAAAGCAACCGACAAGCCCGATCATGAGTTCTCTCATCTGATGGATGCAATGCGTTACGCCCTGTCAGACCTAAAGCCAAGCGTCCTTAATATTCCCGCAAGCAATAAGGCTGCACTGCTACAGCCTAGGTACAGAAGATAAAAGGATACTCGGCCGTGACCGACAAAGAGAAAATAGCTTATATCGTGGGTACGGCGGTAGCTATTGGCTTTAAGCTTGGACTCCACAAACAGGGACTAAGCTTTGACGCCAATACTAATAACACTTATTGGATAACTACCGAGAATGGTCATCACTTTTTGATTGATAAGTTTGGCACAATTCAGTCCGGAAGATTAAAGGGAACCCCAATAGACAATGTAAAAAAGCATTACTCAGGTATAAAGAACAAAAAAGAGAAAAATCTCAATGCTGGCGCAGAGCTGAGCAGAAATTACGGTCCAGAAATAAAAACCAAATTAGATGGTGTAGCTGCCATTAGAAAAATCGCCAAGTGTAGGTTCGGGCATATTAAGGATCTTTGGAATAGAAAATCAATCGGAAAAATTGATCTTATGTGGGGAACTCCAAGCATGGGGCTCTGTCACATGTATAAAAGGGTAAGGGAATCCAAAGGGAAGTTAAAAGAATCAGAATTTTTTAAAATTATCGATGCTGCTATATCAAAAGGGCCTATATACCAAAATGACAGAGACACCAGTCTTCTGGCAGTTGATCCAAAATCTAAAATGGCAGTGGTGATATCGAAAAATTTTAAAGGAAATGGCGGCGTTTTGGTCCCAATAACAATTAGACCCCTAGAACCGAGAAAATTAGAAACACTGAAAAGAATTGAATAAAAGGCCCATTTTTAAGGATACTGTGATTTATTGTAGGATGGTTCACAGTTTTACGGGTAGTACTTAATATTTTCGTTCAACCTTAAAAACTAGGCCTTTAAATCGTGTTAAAAAGCGAGGACCATGGCCTTTAATCCAGAAGATCCGGCGCCACGTTTAAAGACGCTACCGGCGATCACGTCTACCCCGCTTTACTTCTTATTTTCTTTGAGTATAGCTTAACAGCGCGAATAAATCAAAGTTTACAGACAAAATACTGAAACGCGGTTTTCTCTCACTTCTTTCTGTAAAAAAGAGTGTACTTCACAGTTATGAGCGTTCTGCGGGCTCATCGTCTCTCATATCCGGTAGGGCGTTCATAAGTGTGAAGTGATTTTGTGGTTAATTTGATATGTACGGCGGCGCACTGCGGTTTCACTTCACACTAAAATTTGCGTTTTGTAGATAGGCTTTATGCTACAGCTTTATATTGCTACAACGTAAAAGGGGTTTCTCTCACTCTTTCCTTAAAACAAAGAGTGTAAGTCCCTCTCTCACCTGTAGAAATACAGGGCGCATTTGAGGGCTACGGAGTGTTGGTAGAGTGGCTGAATACATCTGCCTACTAAGCAGACAATCACGCAAGTGGTTCATAGGTTCAAATCCTATCTTCTACACCATTATTGCACAATAGCTTAATTGGTAAGAGCGTACGGCTCATAACCGTAAAGGTGTAAGTTCAAGTCTTGCTTGTGCAACCAGTTTTAGCGGTTTGATACTGTGTCGCCATAAAAACAACAGTATTACTGCGCATAAGAGTGTAGCTCATGCACCTAGCGCAGCGTCGTGCATCCGACAGGTACCGTTCTAAAGTTTTGAACGAAATCAGAACTACTGAGCAGTTACATCAATAGGGTCTATTTAAAAGCGTGCCTCTTTTCCTAATTTGAGGGGCACGCTTTTTCCGTTTTTGCAACCGGCTTCAAACGAGTTAAACACATATGCCAAGACCAAGAAAGTCAAAGCTGTTCGATAATTCACAGCTTTTTATACCACGTAGAACCGTCCAGGCGCTCGATTCGCGGGAGAAGGTGCGTAAGGCCTTCGCATTACCTGCTAACGCCTCAGGGCTAAGTCAGGAAAACCGTATGGCTATGGATTCAGCCTTTGACGCTGCAGGTGGTTACTCAGCGATCTATGAGTCCTTTCAGCAGCACGCAACGGAGTTAGGTCAGTTCCCTATGACCTCTTTTGTAGGTTATGGAGCACTGCAGCAGATCGCCCAGCAAGGCATGATTAGAGCCTGCATTCAGACCGTAGCCGATGATATGACCCGTAAATGGATTGACCTTAAAGCTGGTGAAAATACAGACGCTGAAAAGCTTGACCGCCTAAAAGATTTAATCGAAAACAAGTATCACTTAAGACAGGTATTCCATAAGGCCTTTGCCACCACAGGTTACATGGGTGGAGCTTTAATATTTGTGAAGGTTGGACTTGACAACAAGACCGCCGATTTAAAGCTGTCGTTTACGGATGTGAGTGCAGAACTTAAGCAGGGTGAGACTTTAAGCTTTATCGTTGTTGACCCTGTCAACTGCTCTCCAGCTGACTACAACTGCATCGACCCTCTCCAGGAAGACTATATGCAGCCTAAGCGTTGGTACGTCTTGGGTACTACGGTAGATGCGTCACGCTTAATTCCTGTAGTCGATAACGAGCCACCTATCCTCCTGAAGCCTAATTATAATTTTTTGGGCATTCCACAGGCCCAAATCCTGTGGGACTACGTGATGCACTTTAACGATTGTCGCGTAAGCACCGCAAGACTTCTAAACAAGCTAAGTCTTCTCGTGGTGCAAACAGACATGGATGCAGTGCTTACTGATCCTAACGGTGTTGCAAATTTTGACACCAAGATGGACCTTTTAGCACGCTACAGAAACAATGATGCCGTTTTTGTCTGCGATAAGGACACGGAAGGCGTTATGAACGTACAGACCAGCATCGCAGGCTGTACCGACATTGTACGTCAGAGCTTGGAAATGGTCGCAGCCATTAACAGAACTCCTGCAGTTAAGCTCCTAGGCATTAGTCCAAGCGGTTTCAATGCCACAGGAGAGAGCGACATCACCAACTACTACGACTACATCCATTCCAAGCAGGAACTGCACCACGACGAGATCCAGAAGTGCCTTGACGCAATTCAGTTAGTTGAGTTTGGTCACGTCGATCCTTCAATCAGTTTCGAGTTCGTACCTCTATCAGAAGAGAATGCGGCATCTAAAGCTATGACCGCTCAGACAAGAATAGGCGCGCTAATTCAGCTTGTTGATCACCAAATCATGAGCGCCGAAGAGTTACGTCAAGCAGTAAAACGAGATGACACACTGGGTCTTTCCATGCTACCAGACGATATGCCAGAAATGCCTGACGAGCAGGACGACTTCAAGACCGATGAACCTCAGCAGAACCTGTTCAGTGGTATGAGCTCATCACAGACCGAGGATCCTGACAATGGTTAAGAAGGTAAGACTCAGTAGAGCGGTAGAGTCCAATGTCGGTGAACGTCGAGCCTACAAGAAACAGCTTGTCAGAGTTCAAAAGGACTTCCAAACCTATGTGTTAAATGAAATCTTTCAGGAGCTTGAAAGACAGAACGCTTTAACCACCGATGCCAAACTTCCTACAGTGCCAAATCTTAAGGAGCTCAAGCGCAAAACGCTCAAGCTCCTAAGACGCGGTGTTGAGTTCGAGAAGTTCCTGCAGGATCTCATAGCCAAAAACTCAAAACACTGGCTGGATGCGTTACGGCAGGTTTCATCTGGTGTCGCAGAGCGTTTCGTTAAGAAGGCTATGACATCCTCTACCAATGCACAGAAAGCTGCACTTATTGCTGCAGGCGTAAAGCCATCACTGATTAAAGAACGCTGGTCGGTGCCTGTTGTAGGCCGACAGTACTTAAGCCCTAACGCAGCATCTGCTATGCCCTCAATGATTAAAGAGAATGTGGAGCTTATAACTCACATCGGTGAGAACGATATCACTCGCATAACGGAAGTGCTGACTAAAGGCCTTCAGGAAGGCATGGACTACAACGCCTTAAGGCAGGAGCTTAACGCAACTAATGGCTTTGACGGTGCCAGAGCAGACAGAGTGGCGCTTGACCAGATCAACAAAATCAACCAACAGGTGCAGATCATGAATGCGCAGTCACTAGGCTGTACGCATGCACGCTGGAAACATGTGCCGGGTCAGTACACCTCACGCAGAACGCATATAGCCATGGATGGAAAGGAGTTCAATCTCAGCGAAGGCCTATACGACGAATCAGTACAGCGAAACGTGATACCTGGTCAACTTCCGTTCTGCAGGTGTACCTCGAGGGTCATTATTCCAACGGAGGCAACAACAGAATGAAAAAATTAGTCTATGACAGGTCTCCAGTGGACTCTGTCAGAACTGTAGACGATAACGGCTACTTGCATGTTGGAATAAGCAACATCACTAAAGAGCAGGTGGCTCCTTATCTGGGTAGCGAAATTCCAGGCTTTGAAAAGCTGGGACTGAAACCGGACGAAATTTATAACGTCTACCGACCGGCATCCGAGCTGTCAAAGCCTGCGACGGTGGAAAGCCTTAACGGCATACCGGTACTTCTAAAGCATGCCGAGGACTCAGCCGAGGCCCCTGCTTCAAATAGGGTTGGCTCAACAGGCACTGATGCCAAGTGGGAGCCCCCTTATTTAACGAATTCTCTGCATATTCAAGACGCTGATGCAATAAGACGCATCAACGACGGAACCATGCGGGAAATATCTATGGGCTACTTCTACACTCCAGTCTTAAGACATGGAGAGTTTGAAGGTGAGCCTTACGACGTAGTAATGACAGACATCTCATGCAATCACGTAGCTCTTGTTGAAGAGGGCAGAGCCGGACATGACGTGTCCGTTAAAGATTCAACTTTAACTCTTCCTGCCGGTGGTGGTAAGGAAGAACCAAAAACATCATCGGAACTTAAACAGGAGAACGACGATATGAACGAGAAGGAGAAGGCACTAGCCGAGATCTTAGAGATCGTAGCTGGCGCAGGTATTGATCCTGAAGCTTTCAAGCAGAAGCTTGATGCGGTCATCAACATTAAAGATGACAGTCAGACAACTGATGAGGACACCGAAGAGTCTAAGGCATTCGCCGAGGGCGTCGAGTACGGTGAGGAGAAAGAAAAGGAAGAACCTGAGAAGCTAGATCGCGAGCATGAGTCTGAAGGCGAAGAACGCTACCTAGAAGAGAAGAACGAGGCTGAAGACAGCGACGAAGAAAACGACTTAACCGCAGACGCGGAGGAAGCTCTAAAGTCCTGTGGCTTAGACGCTGACGACCCAACTGTAAAGGCAGCTTTTCAGAAGGGCTTTGCCTCAGGTGTGTCTTACGGTGAAGAAAAAGAAAAGGACGAGCCAAAGAAACTTGACAGCGAGCATGAGTCAGAGGGCGAAAAGAAAGCCCTGGGACAGGACTCCGCAGCCAAGATTGGTGCCATGGTAAGAGCTCAGGTCGAAGCTAAGTTTGACGCAATCCAGGAAACCTCAAAGAGCTTAGGCCGTGTGCGTGTGTCTGCCTTTGATACCGCGGCCGATGTTTACCGCGCTGCGTTAAAGGCTGAAGGCGTAAACGTAACAGGGTTAGCTAAGAGAGAATGTCGCGCTGCTTACCGCGCTCTCCTGATGGGACGTCAGTCAGCTAAGCGCGTAGCCGCAATGGACTCTAAACCAAATAAGCCTGATGCACTAAGCAAAATGCTAAATTCAATCAGAGTAGGAGAATAATTGATATGCCATTACAGAAATCAGTAGGTAATTCCTACGCACTGGGCGTGCCAGGTCAGCAGGTCGTATTAGGCCAGGCTGAGTACGCTTCATACAATCCATTATCAGACGGCACCGTAAAGGCAGGTACATTCTGCTTTAAGAAAGCAGGCACCGGTAACGGTGAAGCTTTTGCACACGCATCCGCAACCGGAGCTGCCGGCGATCTGCCATTAGGTTTCGTAGAAAGGGTGGTCGACACATACATTCCAACCGTTGGCGCAGATGCTACTGAGATTTATCCTGTGGGTGCAGCACTAACTGTTGCTATTCGCGGTCAGTTCTACTTCACCGCACCTGCCGCGATCACTTCAGACGGCTTAAAGATCGTTGTCAACCCAACCACCGGCGCTCTGGCTGTAAAAGCTGCGGCCGAAACAGGTGAGGTCGACACCGGCTGGACATGTCGTATTCCTAACGGCGGAGCTTCTGCAGCTAAGGACGACATCGTGATCGCAGAACGCTTTTAATTAAGGAGCTTTATATAATGTCAAATTTATTTAACCAGGCTAAGGATCTAGGTATCTCAGCTCCTTATGCTAAGGGCTTTATGGCCTACGACGACGTGAACGGCCAGGTAGTAGTCAATGCCAAGCGTACCGCAGCCCAGCTTGCGATGGATGCTACATTAACACCTAACGTAGGTATTCCAGCTGCATTAACCACCTTCCTGTCACCTGAGGTTGTCTCCGTTCTGGTTTCACCTAACAACGCCACTAAGTTGGCGATTGAAACCAAACGAGGAGACTTTACAACCGACTTCTATCAGTTCCCTGTAGAAGAGATTGTGGGTGGAGTGCAACCATACTCAGACTACGATCACGCAGTATCAACTGACGTCAACTACAACTATCCATCACGCGAAAACTTCCGTTTTCAGACTTCAATTAAGTTCGGTGATCTTGAAGTTGCAAAGGCATCGGTAGCAAAAGTTGCTCTTGTAGCCCGCAAACAGCGTGCGGCCGCTTCAACCATTGCCAAGGCAGCTAACCGTTTCTACCTGTTTGGCGTTCAGGGTAAGGCGCTGTACGGTTTGTTGAACGATCCAAATCTGAACGCAACTGTTTCACCTATAGCTGTAGGCGAAAACTCAACCTGGGCTGCTAAGACCGCAGCAGACGCCGGCAATTCTGCAAACCTTGTATATGCAGACATCAACAAGCTCGTAAATGAGTTGTCAACAAAGGCAGGCGGTTACTTTGACGCCAACTCACCTATGGTGTTGGGCATTTCAAATACTAAGTTCCAGTATCTGTCTATGGCTAACACTTATGGCGTAACTGCGTTACAGCTAATCAAAGCCAACTATCCTAATCTGACAGTCGAGCAGGTACCTGAGCTGTCAACTGCAGCCGGCGATATGCTGTATTTAACCCTAAAAGAGGTCGACGGCGTATCTGTAGCAGAAGCTGCATACTCTGAGAAGTACATTCTGGGCCGTTTAGTTGCTCATGAGTCAGCCTTCTCACAGAAGGCCTCAGCTGGTACCTATGGCGCCGTGATCAAGCAACCTGCTTTCATTGCAACCATGACAGGTATTTAGTTTTACTCATATACTGAACCTCGTAGATTGTGCCCCGACTTCTCGGGGCTTTTTTATTTGCGCAACTCTTGGAGACAAATAAATGACATCAAAGAAAGTAACAGCAACCACCAAAGGACACGTAGTAGGTGCAACCACTGATAGATCACAGACTGAAGCCCTCTCGGGTGCAAATGTCGTAACTCTGCGTGTTTCATTGAGACATCCGCACAAGTTCGACAATCTGCCAGACGGCAGGGGGGGATTTAAGGAAGTCGTACTGCCAGGTCTTGACGACCATTTAAGAGGTAAGTCAAGTGGCATCTTAACCGCCGAAGGTAATGCTGTATTTTTCCAGCTTCCTCGAGAGGACTGGGACTGCATTAAGAAGAAACACGGACAGGAGCAGATGTTCCTGCCATGGCACGGCAACCCTCCATTAGTGGCAGAGATTGAATCTGTAAACGCAGCTAAAGCGGGCGCCTATAAAGATGACATCGAGGCTACTGATACAGGCTTAGCCCCTCAGGACCCAGCAAAGCTGGGTGTAACCGAAGCACCAAAGACTGTATAGTGGAGATACGTCATGAGCAGTGTAGTGTTTGACTATGAAGAGTTTATAACTCGATTTGATCATATCGGTAAAGCTGTCACAGAAGGCAAGCTTACAGCGACAAGCGTGACCGCTGCTTATGACTCTATAGCGTCATGGCAGAGCACAGACGATAACAGCTTCTATCCATATGATCCTGAGAACGGGATCACGTTAAGAAAAGATGTGCTTTATCTCATGACCTGCCACGTTCTCACTCTTCAGCTGTGGTCGGGAACGGGCCAGAGCGGAAGAATTGCAAGCGCATCACAGGGCAGTATCAGCACAAGCTTTGATTTACTAAAGTCAAGTAAAGATATACCTAACTACTGGTTTCAGACCCCCTGTGGTCAGCAGTTCTGGGTGATGACATCTGCCTACAGAAAAGGTGGCCGTCTTTTTGGTGTTCAGAATTACCACCCATGGGGTTAGCATGGCCAGAGTTGACATTAAGCTCACAGGGCTTGAGAAACTGCACGCACAGATTAAGCGCGCTGGAAATCAGAAGGTTGAAATCGGCATTCTTGACGGAGCTACATATCCGAATGGCACACCGGTTTCAAAGGTCGCCTGCTATCTTGAATATGGCTGGACGCAGAATGTGACATCCAGACAGCGCGGGTGGTTTTCCTCGCAAGGCATTCATTTAAAGCCTGATACAGTTCTACATTCACCAGCGCGTCCTTTCTTTGAGGCTACCTTTAACGCGAATCGTGCTAAGTGGATTAAGTTAGGTCAGACCTCTCTAAAAGGCCTTGCAAGCTCTGAAAACGCCTTAAACAAGATCACTAGAGCTCTGCAACTTCTCGGAATGACCGCACAGCAAGATCTTCAGGACGCTGTCATAGATGGCGGAGTGGGCGGCAACAGCTTTGCTTCACGATCGCCTTTAACCACCCTGTTATACGGCAATCTCATGCACGCAGGGGGTCACAGAACCGACGGTACACCTAACCAGACAACGATCGGAAAGCCTTTGTATAGAACCGGCATACTCGAGTCATCAATAGCTTTTAACATCGTGAAGGGATAAAACATGAATCTGCATGAAATAGTACGAGGTGCGATCATACGCATTCACGATGATCAGGACTTCACCCTTTTGCGAAGTTTGCCTTCTGAGGTTAAAAACGGTGTTCGTATAGCTCAGTATCTGAGAGTTGAAGGGCTCGCGGGAAACTTTCAATCAGAAGGTGATGCAGCACTTAGCTACTCTAATAACGCTGCACAAAATACTATTGTTCGTAAGCTCTACTTGTATGCAACAGATGACAGAGCCACAAGACCCTGGACAGCGTACAGACCGCTTGCGAGGTCCGGAGATTACGTAGTCAACAATAAAGGTGAATACTGGAAGGTTGATGCAGTCGTTGAGGATTTCTCAGACGATGGTTGGGAACTTCTGCGAGTAGCTCTACAGCAAACACCGCCAAAGCTCTCAATAGTAGAGCCGGAGGCAGAAAAAGATCCTGATCTCGACGAGGAGTACAGCGATGGATGATAAGATCACTTATTCATACCGCAATCTCATATCAGCGCTGTACGAGTTTCTCTGTACTTATATCACGCCTGAGGTCGAATCTTCTCAGGTGCTCACAGGCGATGCGCAGAATATGGTCCTTCCAGAAAATGAGGACTATATCATATTTACTGTAGTCTCTCAGATGCGACACGGAACCACAGCGGAGCATTACGATCCTGATTTAGAAACACTGGCACTTAAAGAGCTTAATGAAGTTATAGTTAAGGTTGACTGCTATGCAGATAGCACCAACTCGAGTGAAAATGATGCGATTTTAAGGGCTCAGATAAGAGCCAACAATTTGCATACGCTGTTCAGGTCAAGCGTAGCCCCTGAATTTTTCAGACGTTATGGCATCTCTGCACTGTACGCAGATGACGCCACCAACACGACACTGATAAGTGACTCTAATCAGTATCTGCATCGCTGGTCAGTTAATCTCCACCTAAGCTTTAAAAATACGGTAACGGTTCCACAGCCTGGATTCACCGAGATGAAAGTTGTGATGAATTCAATAGTTACCCAAGAAGAAGCTGAAAAAGATCCTATCGGCGCAGGAAAGCTTCACGTCTGCGACGTAGATGTAAAAATACCTAATTGAACAACCAGGAGGCCTTACAATGGCGATCTCAGCATCCCAAATTGTACAAGTCCTGCCTCGAATCCTCACAGGAACAGGCACCGACTTAGTATTCAACGGCATGGTCCTAGACGATAACGTCTTATTGCCTGCAGCCACACCTCTTTCATTCAGCTCAGCAGACGCTGTAGGTGAATATTTTGGACTCACCTCTGATGAGTACAACTTCGCGGTCGTCTACTTTGGTGGTTACGACAACTCACAGATCAAGCCAAGTCTTTTATACTTTTATCGCTTGACACCAAGTGGAGCTGCTCCGTTCGTCCGCAGCGAAACTTTAGTTCCAGCTACAGCATTAGCAGCGATTAAGGCTGTAAGCGCGGGTGACATTAAAATAAGCCTGTCAGGCACTGAGTACACCGCAACGGGTATCGACTTCTCAGCCGTAACCTCTTTAAGCGACGCTGCCTCTGTCTTACAGACAGCGCTAACCACACAAGGCGCAGGCGTAACAGTAGCTTACAACTCAGTGAATGACGCTTTCACGATCACCTCAACCGCGGTAGGCGAGCAGGAGTCAATCACAGTACCAACCGGAACCGCAGCAGTAGCTTTAGGATTCAATGCAGAAACTGCAACCGTATCGGCAGGTGAGAATGCAACCGACGTTGTAGGTTCAATGACCACACTGACCCGACAGTTCCAGAACTTCGTGACATTCACAACCCTAGCAGAACCCGAAGACGCCGACGCCTTAGCGCTGGCCAACTGGGTATCAGCTCAGGCCAACGCTGGCACTATGTACTTATACGTGGTCTGGGACAGCTCAAAGGCAAACCTTGACGCAACCAATACCACAGTGATCGCTGAACAGATCAAGGCATTAAACGCAACAGGAACCACGGTAGTATACCCAAGCTACAATATTGCAGCTTTTGTTATGGGAACCGCCGCATCTATCGCCTGGGACCAGACCAACAGCACTATCACTTTTGCCTTCAAGGCGCAGAGTGGGCTAGCGGCTGACGTAACCGACACACAGCATAGCGTCGCTTTACTTGGTCACGGCGTAAACTTCATCGGTAACTATGCAACAAGAAATGACAGCTTCGTCTTCTTCTACAACGGCCAGATGTTTGGCAGGTGGTCCTGGATTGATACCTACCTCAATGCCTGCTATTTGTGCAACAAGTTGCAGGTTCAGCTCATGGCTATGTTCACCAGCAATCGTCGCATTCCTTACACCTCAGCAGGATATGCAATCATTCGCGCCAACTGTCGAGACGTTATCGAAGCCGCAATCAACAACGGCGTTATCAACAAGGGCGTCACCCTGTCAAATGCGCAGAAGTCAGCGCTGACCTCAGAGCTTGGTGGCGACTTCTCAGACGAGATCTACAACAACGGCTACTACCTGCAGGTGCTTGACGCTACAGCTCAGGCAAGACAGCAACGTGTATCACCACCTTGCAACTTGGTATACACCTACGGTGGCGCAGTGCAGAAGCTGACACTTCCTGCCATTGCAGTGGTTTAACGGAGGAAATATAAATGGCTTTTGATATTACTAGCGCTAACTCGACACTGGTCTTAACCGTCGAAAATTTATACCCAGCGGGCGTAAAAATCGAGGGTTTTTCTACTGATAACAGCTTCGCCATGGACGATGACACTATCGCGGAAACCCACATGGGCGTAGACGGCAAGCTGACAGCGGGTTTCACTCCGAGCGAAAAGAGCGTGACTATAACTCTTGATGCCGGCTCGCCTTCCTATGAAGTTCTCTGCAATATCTACAACATGTCAAAGACCAATATGACAGTATTAGAGACTTCAATGCAGATCACGGTTCCCGCCTTAGGAAAGGAGTTCAGCTTTAAAAACGGTGTGATGGTGACCGGTCATCCGCTGCCAGCAGGTGAAAAGGTTCTAGGTAACACCAACTGGACCTTTCACTTCGGTAAGTTTGACACATCATCAATTTAAAAGATCGTCCACAAGACGCGCGTAAGTTAAGCTCTGTCAAAACGACAGAGCTTTTTTATTTGAGGACTGAAAAATGAGAACATCAAAAAACATAACCATTACCGATAATGGTAATAACTACAATTATGTTCTAACCAAGATGTCAGCTTTAAATCTGCAGAAATGGACTGCTCGAGCTTTCGCTGTACTGATCGAAACCGGCATCTTAGAACAGGAAGCTGCAAGTAAGGACTTCTTAACCAATCTAAAAACAGTATTCTCTAAATTCAGCGGTGATACTTTAAGTTGTCTGGGTAGAGTCAACTGCGACAAGCTAGATGCTCTATTGCTAGATCTTATAGGCAAGACCGCAGAACGCGTGGTAGGCGCAAGTAAGATTAAGATTACTGAAACTGACCTTGACAGCACCCTCGAGAACTTAAGCTCTCTATTAGAGCTCGAAAAGGAGTGCCTCTTTATAAATTTTCCGATGTTTGCAGACGTCAAGCCGTCAGACTTCCAGCCCTCAGACCAGACAGAAAAAACTACTGCCAAACAGCGAACATTGATAAGACCTTCTCGATCTTAATCGCAAACAGGCTCGCGACCCTTCGCGAGCTTGAAGAGTACTACTCTATCGACGATGCGCTTGACATTCTCGAATGCTGGTCAGTCAATCAGTTCAACAGATATATAGCGCAACAGCCAGACAAACAGAAGAGGTTCTAAATGGCCACCATCGCTGACATGATTAAAATTCAGCTCGGACTTGAAACCGCAGAGTTCAACAAGTCCCTGCAGAAGTCTAAAGAGAACATTCAGAAGACCTCCTCTGAACTTGCCAAAGGTGCTGATCAGGTAGCAGGCAAAGCCATAGGTCAGATCGCCGGAATTGCCAGAATGGTGGCCGCGCCTCTCGCAGGAGCCATGTCCATAGGCTCAATGATTAAGTCATACTTTGGCGGTGTGGCTCAGGTAGCTCAGATGACAGGAGCCTACAGTCCTCAACTTGACGAGTGGCGCAAAAAGAGAGCTCTGCTAAACCGCGTTACGGCTGAAGACATTCAGCTCTACAAGAAAAGTCGCGAGGCACTAACCAAGTTTCAGATAACCCTGGCTGACATCTCAGCTAAGGTTATGAGACAGGCGTCTCCTGCTTTTAAGTACTTTGTCGAAAAGCTCGAAAAGGTCAGCGAGTGGATGGACGCTCACAGCGATGACATCGTTCGCTTTATCACGGTTCTGGCAGGAGTTATCGCGACCGCGCTTACACCAGCACTCTTAAAAATGGCAGCCGCTTTGCTGTTCAATCCTATCACCTGGATTGTTGCTGCGCTTGTAGGCCTGGCAATGGTGATCGACGACCTCATCGTTTGGCTTCAGGGCGGAGAGTCTGCACTTGACAGCTTCTGGTCGCAGTTCGGCTCCCGTGAACAGGTTCTCGCGAAGATACAGACAGCAATTAAGCTGACCGTAGCAACGCTTGAAGCTATGTGGGAATCGCTCAAAGCCGGAATAAAGGCTGCGGTTGAATGGTTTGGCGAGTTCTGGGCCAGCTGTAACGGTACAGAGCGAGTAGTCGGCACGCTGAAAGACGTCTTTTATTCAGTTGTTCAGACTGTGAAAGATGTCATAGCCATTTGGGACAGCTTAGTCGACATTATGAAAAAGACAGGGTTCCTTGATGATCTTGCAAATGCCTTCGATGGTGCGCTGTCTTTTATCCTTGGTGCTTTTAAGCTGTTCTTCTCAGCTCTGCAGGCCATCTTTGGTCTAATCAAAGGACTTTTAACTGGAGACTGGGGGTCATTTAAAGAGGCTGTTTCAAAGGCGGTAGACGGTGCAAAAGAGGCCTTTACTGGTCTTCTCAAAACGGTAAAAGCCGTACTAAGCCAAATCTGGGAACTCGCAAAAGAGATATTCAGTCGTGTAGGTTCCTCTCTCAAGGATGCTTTAACTCCAGACCTTGACAGCTGGGGTAAAAAGCTCAATCCAATGAACTGGTTCAGCTCCGACGCTGCCGAAACTGCAGAAGCTGGGCTCTCTGCTGAAAGATCTTCAGTCACGGCTACAACTAACACCCGCTCTACAAGCGTCGACAGTCATGCGGTTGTCAACGTTTACTCAGCCTCACCCGAGGCGGTCGATAGAACTCTCGACAGGTTCTCGCCAGGAATCAGCTACTCCGACTATGTAGATCAATCATCGCAGTCAGTTTTTTAAGGAGATTTAGTATGGCGGACATCCCAGGAGGAAATACGGGCGGTCTTTCCGGCGCGCTAAACAAAGGCATGGGTGTGATCGCTGACAAGGCGGTAAGCTACGGCAACAAATGGCTTGACAACAAAATCAACTTTGGCCTTAACTATGCCAAAAATTATGCTCGTCAGTTCGACTTTCTCGGCCTCATGCCAGAACAGTGGACCCTGCTGGACAGCGAAGGCGAGAAAGCCTTTGATTTCGACAGCTTCGCAAAGCTTAATCTGAAATCCGAAAGTAAAATCATTCAGGCTCCTGTCGAGGGAGGAAGTTTCGTTATGTACAACAAGCTCAATACACCACTTGAGCTTAAGTGCGTTCTCATTAAGCAGGGTCTGCCTGAAGAGCTTCAGACCTATGTTGATGCACTCCTTGACTACGCGGACAGCACTACTCTATTGTCGATAGTCACACCAGACAAGGAGTACTCGAACATGAACCTTGTCTCGGTAAGTTTTGACCGCTCCGCCGAGGTGGGCATTAATCTCATCATAGCAGATTGTGCCTTCACCGAAGTCAGACAGGTCACACCTGAGTACACATCAGCTCGAGTTGCTAAAAAGGTTAATCGCGGCAGGCAGCAGGGCAAACCAAGATCAATGCTCTCTTATATCAAAGGAGGTTTTAAGTGATTGAAATACCTCTGACCGCAATTCCTAATCAGGAGGTCTCTGTAGAGCTTGATGAACAGGATTGTACGATACAGGTGCGACAGCTTGGATCGTACACTTTTCTGTCTCTATGGCTTGATGCCGATTTAATCGCTGAAAACGCAATCTGTATGCCTGGTGTCGCAATTCTTCAGGGGTACATTCCAAAGTTTAAAGGAAACTTTGTATTGGTGGATTCGTCAGATCCTGAAAAGCAGCAACGGTCAGACTACAGAGAGCTCGGATCGCGTTTCCTTCTTCTTTATCTTACAGAGGCCGAAGTGAATGAGCAGTCTCAATCTGTATGATGCGAAAGCAAAAGCGCAAAAGCCGAACAATAATACTTCGTTCAGGCGTCGCAAAATTAGAGTTCAAATCACCCTGTCAAAGGGACGTTTTAAGAATAAAGAAGGCAACTCGATCGTACTTGATGACTTTGGTGTCGCGGTGAAGATTGACAAAAGTGGACCCCCAGAGTTTGGCAAAGCAAGCATCGAAATTTATGGGCTAAGCCTTGACGTAATGAGCCAGCTGTCAACTCTTAGCATGCGTCCGCTTTTCACAAGACGAAACTATGTCAATGTTTTCGCGGGTGATGAATTCTCGGGCATGTCGCAAGTGTTCGCAGGTTCAATCACAAGTGCGTCAGCTGACTTTAATGGCGCTCCCGAGGTCAAATTTAAGATCGAGGCCCGCATAGGCTATTTCGGTTCTGTGACAGCGCAAGGACAAGGTGTCGTCAATGGCACACAGCCTGCATCCTCTTTTATCGCACTCCAGGCAAAAGCTGCAGGGCTTAACTTTGAAAATCAAGGCGTAAATGCCAGCATTCAGAACTCTGTTTTCACCGGGTCTCCAATAGAGCAGGCAAGACAGGCAGCAAACCAGATTGGTGCAGAGCTTATCATCGACGATGAGAAGATGATCTTAATCGGTAACGGTAAGAGCATAAAAGGAAATGTACCTGTGTTGTCAGCCACCTCAGGGCTGCTGGGCTACCCGGTCATGTCTCAAAATGGCATCGAATGCAAAGCTATCTTTAATCCAAATTTCAGATTTGCAGGTCTCGTCGAGATCAAGTCGATGGTGCCAAAGGTCTCAGGACAGTGGCGCATTATTAAGCTCTCGCACAGCCTGTCGGCAAACCTTCCGGGTAACGGACAGTGGGAAAGTAGCATAACTGCTTACTATCCATCTATGAGCGGTGCAATAGGCCGTTTTATGTGAGATACTTAAATGAACGATTCAGATATTAGTGCAGACAACAAACGCCCGCTACACGGAGTGTATTCTGCTAATTCAGACTACAACGCCACACAGCAACAGATTGAGGCGCGACTGCAGAGAATAGAGACCGCCTTTATCGCTAAGATCGACAGTTGTCAGAGCTCAGGCATTGCCGGGGCTAAAACGGTCAGTGCAACACCTCTGACACAGATGACTGATGGTAATGGCAATGGCTATCAGTCGCCTCCGTACCCTTCCCTGCCACACTACCGGATACAACAGGGTAGAGGCGCCATAATCATGAACCCGAGACCAGGCGACATCGGTGTTTTTGTCTGCAGTAAAAGAGATATCTCCAAGATATCCGTGTCCAACAAAACACCGGCGCCCCCAGGCTCAACCAGAAGCTTTTCAGGCTCTGATGCAGTCATGGTGGGGAGTATTCACACTGAATCACCTACCTATTACATTTCATTTGAGGATGATAATAAAATTCTAATCCATGCGCCATCCGGAGTGACTATCGAGAGCGATTCCTTTGTAGAAGTTAATGCGCCAGAAGTTTCAGTTAAGGCCGATGCCGTAAAGGTAAATGCAACAAAAACGGTAACCGTAACAGCCGCACAGACAGTTACGGTTAAGTCATCCGAGATAACACTTGACGGTCACGTCACCATAACCGGAGGCATCAACGTAGGCGGTGGCTCTGGAGCAACAATAGATGGATCAATCGCCCTTACCGGAACTGTAAAAGCCGATCAGGATGTAACCTCCGGTGGCATTTCTCTGCAAAACCACGTTCATGGTGGTGTTCAGACAGGGGACTACGACACGGGCAAACCAAAATAGAGGAGAAACGATATGTCATCACCTCATACTCTGACGCTTGATTTCGATTGGGATCTACACGTTGATCCTGCCGGGAATCTACCGGTGAGCCTTGAAGGCTACAGTGTAGCTCAGAATGTAGCAAATGCCTTCCGGCTTTTCACATCTGACGCTTGGTACTTCCCTGAGAGGGGCATATCTCACTTTTTAATTGAGCTGAAAAAAGGCCCTCGGTTAAACGTGCTCAAATCAAGACTAAAGCAGACCGCGATGCAGGTGGATGGCGTCAAAGACTGTGAGATCGTACTTCTCAATGTTGAAGACAGAGACCTGAGTGGTCTGGCTACCATAACTCTAACTAGCGGAGATAAATTCGATGTTGCAATTTAATCCAGATACCGGTTTTTCAGTTTCAGAGGTCTCTGACATCAGGGACGAGGTATCCCAATCATGGGTAGAGGCATTCAAAGAGCAGGGCAGACCTGACCTTAATACGGACCCGGAGACCCCACAGGGCCAGATAATCGACTCTGAAACTGCAGCAATTCATCAGAAAGACGTGGAGTTGGCCTTTTTAGCTCAGCAGTTCAACCCCCAGACAGCATCTGGTCGATGGCAGGACGCGCTGGCTAAGATCTACTTCATTAGTCGCAAACCTGCAATCAACTCAACCTGCGTATGTACGCTTACAGGTATCAACGGAACCACCGTAACCGCCGGAGTGCTGATTCGGTCAAGCTACGATCAGACATTATGGTCATTAAACGAAGCCGTAACTATAGGCACTGACGGAACTACAACGGCGACCTTCACCTGCCAAAGCGAAGGTGCTATCCAGGCCGGAGCTGGAACCTTAAATCAGATCGTGACAGCCACACCTGGGTGGGATGCGGTAACCAACGCCGCAGCAGCTGAGGTAGGCCAGCTGGTGGAGAGCCAGGCAGCCTTTGAGGCTCGACGCTATCAATCTGTAGCACTAAACGGCAGAAGTACAACCACAGCTGTATATGCTCGAGTCGCAGAGGTTGACAGCGTCATAGCAGCTTACGTCACTGACAATAAGACCAACATCAACAAGACCATCGACGGATACACGCTGTCTCCGCACTCAATCTACGTAGCTGTTATAGGTGGAGCCGATGACGACATCGCTAAGGCGATCTACAACTCAGTAAGCGCGGGCTGCGACTACAACGGCAACACCACAGTGAATGTAACCGACCCGAACACAGGTGCGATTGAAGCTGTAACCTTTATGCGACCAACTCAGCTATCACTGTACGTGAAGGTAACACTTCAAGACGACGGTAATCTTCCTGACGGGTACAAAGCAATCGTGCAGCAGGCCGTTTATAACAATTTCTACGGATTAGATACATCGACAACGATTAGTGGGGAAGCAATCCTCCGTGTTGTAATGAACACCGACCTCTACGCGTCTCGGTTTATGCCCTCGGTTTTGAACGCCGGTATAAGTCAGATCCTGAGAGTAGAAGTATCAGCCGACAATAGCACCTGGGTGGACTACGTCCATGTACCTATCAGCAACGAGCCAACACTGGAACTCGAAAGCATTCAAGTCGACGTAGCATCATAAGGAGTGAAGCATGGAAGCAGATGACAACTTCTACATAGACGCAACGGTTCAATCCCAGTACGCCGCCTCACCCCACATAAGAGCGCTCGTGGACTCGTTCTGGAAAGCTATCAACCCAGAAGCCGACATCAACGAGATCTACGAGAAGATGGTAAACCCAGAAACCGCCGAAGGATTCGGTCTGGATGTCTGGGGACGAATCGTGGCCATCGGCCGAGAATATATAGCATTAGATGAAAACACCAAATACCTAGGCTTCAATCCGCCAGCAGGAGTAACAAACCCAAGGTTGAACTCACTGAACAATGCGCCTTTTTATAGGCCAGTGGACGGAAAAGTCAGACTCGCAGACAACGCGTACCGTACATACATCTTCATTAAGGCGATGATTAACATCGGCACCGGAACTCTGGCAAGCATCAACGCAATGCTAGCTTTTATGTTTCCGAACACGAAGATCTGCTGTATTCATGTTGACACAATGATTTTGCGACTCGTCATACAGACTAGGATAAGCGCTGCGGACAAAACGGCATTGCTACAGCTGCCATGGCTCCCCGCGGGCGTAGGTCTTGAGCTGTACCAGGTCGTAACTCCGACATTCGGTTTCAACGGTTCCGGTCTGATGCCTTTCAACCAGGGAACCTTCGCAACCTACAAAGTAACCAGCAATCAATAGAGGACAAAACAAATGGCCGTATTCAACGAACCAACTCAATGGGATCACACCCTAGGCAACAACGCTGATACCTCAACTCTGCCTGATGACGCAGCCGCAACCGCAGGTATCGCATCACTTCAAAAACTATTCCAGATCATCAACTCCACTCCACTAGAGGCTGGAGGTATTGCACCAGACCGTGAGGACGTCAACGCCCTTTTTAAATACCTGGGCGATCAGATTTTCTATACCCAGAACGGAGGAATCCCAAGCTACAACGCTGCCTACGATTACATCCCAGGACGCGTAGTCCTTTACACCGACAACAATCTTTATAAGTGCATCCAGGCCAACGGGGCCAACTCCACAGTAGTCGCACCAACAGACAGTACTTACTGGTCTCAGATTCCTACATACACTGACTTACCCGATCCGATTCCTGCCGGAGTTATTCTGACTTTTGGCGGCTCAACCGTACCTGAAGGTTTTTTACTGTGTAACGGTGCCGCAATCTCAAGAACTACCTATGCAAAACTATTTGCTGCAATTGGTACCCTATATGGTGCTGGTGACGGTGCAACGACTTTTAATTTGCCAGACATGAGAGACAAATTCGCAGAAGGTTCGGGTACTTATACTGTTGGTACAGCCGTTGAAGCTGGCTTACCTAATATTACAGGTAAATTTGGAATTATTTGGTCAGCAGCTTTAAGTATTTTAGTTCAAGAAGGTGCTTTATATGCGGATACATTTAGGCCAGGGCAATTACCAGGCGGTACCATTAACTATGGCATTCCTTATCTAGGATTTGATGCTAATAAGAGCTCATCCGTGTACGGTAATGCCTCAACCGTACAACCATCATCTCTAATATTTAATTACATAATTAAGTACTAGTGAACTTGGTTGTACTGTAGTGCTATTTCCGTAAATTGATGTTGATTTGGAGGCTGAAAAACCTATGTCATTATTTGCGTTAGCAACTACGCTCGCACTGATACGACTATTTGTTGATGAGGTAAAATAAAATGAGCCTGTACAACCATTACTTCCTGTTACTAAATACAAATTGCCTGTAATATTAGGTCCTAATAT